CCTCACGGAAGGCGTGGCGGGGGAAATCAGGCACAGCTGGTGGCCTCCTCGATCAGTGCGGCGTAGCGGGCCTTGCCGGCGGCCGTCAGGTGGATCCCATCGGACGGGTCGATGTCGCCCGGCTGCTGCCAGGCGCGCCAGTCGACCACGCAGTCGCCGCGGCGGGCGGCCTCGGCCGTCGCCCACGTCCGGTAGGCGTTGATCCCGGTGATGAACAGCGGGTCGGTGCCGGCGTAGTGGGGGAGCACCCAGGTGACGCCGGTGTCGGGGTGGAAGGTGTCGCGCAGCTGGACCAGCTGGGCCCGGTCGGTGGCGGTGAACCCGTCGCCGTACTCGGGGCCCTTCCCGGTGTGATGGGCGGCGTCGTTGGCGCCGAGCGCGATCACCGCGGTGCGCGGGTTGCGGGCCGGGTCGGCGACCCGCTGGGTGAGGCCGGGCTGGGCGTCCTCCGCCTCCCACCCGAGCATCGAATGGACGTCGTAGCCGTCGAGGTGGTCGTCCAGCAGCGTGGTCATGGTGAGCGAGTCGCCCACGGCCAGGTCGGTGGTCGACGGGGGCGGGCCGCACGCCCACGCGAGGAGCGGCAGGGCCAGCAGCAGGAGGGCGGCGCGTCGAGGTCGGCGGTGTGTGGGGTCGGTCATGGGGTGGTGCTCCTTGGTCGGGGGTGGTGTGGGCTGGTCCGGGCCCGCCCCGGGGGGGACCGGACGGGGGACCGCGGACCAGCCGACGCGGACGTTACCGCGGTACGGCGGTAGTGTCCAGCGCGTCGCCCACGAGCACGTCAAGGTCGTAGGCGGCGACCACCACCGGGCCCGGGGCGTCCTCGACCAGACGGCGGACGTCGGCCCACGTGCCGGCCCACGCCACGCCGGTGGCGGCCCCGTCGGCCACCACGTAGCCGGAGGTCGGGGGGTCGTCGCCGTCGACCGCCAGGAACGCCGCAGCGAGCATCGGGAACGACGACTGATTGCGGCCGGCGCCGGTCGGGAACGCCGACGCCACGTGGAACGCGAGGGCCAGACGGATCACCTGGGACGTGCTCCAGCGGCGCCGCGACCCCGAACCGGAGGCGGCCACCTCGGGCTCCGCGCCCGAGCGCACGGCGTAGTCCAGCTGTCGGTAGGAGCAGCCGATCAGCTCGCAAACCTCAACGGACGACATCACACCGGTAACGTTACCGCGGAACCTACCGGTGTGTCTACGATGTGTGCCCGTTGCCGTTCCCGCCGTTGCCGGAGAGGGCCGCCGACAGCCGCTCGGGCGCCGACTCCTCACGGGCCGCCCTGATCCCCGCGAGGTGCTCGGCGATCCGTTCGATGGCCGGGCGGGCGTCCACCACGATCGGACCGCCGCCCTCGCCGGTGTGCTCGACCCGGGTGCGGCCGTAGTCCTCCGGCCAGCGCGCCGACATCAGCCACCGCACCATGCCGGGATCGGGTGCGGCCTCGATCGTGCGCTCGGTGCGCTCCAGCTCGACCGGGTCGCCCTTGGGCTTGCCGGCGTCGTCGACCGGCTGGAGGAGCTTCACGGTGGTCTCGGTGCGGGTCCCGCCGCCGTAGGCCAGAGCGTTCGCCGCGCCCCGCAGCCGGGCCCGGGCCTCGGCTTCGGCCAGCTGCATCTTGCCGGCCAGCTCCATGCAATTCCGCTCGTGGGTCGACATCTCGGAGCGGCGCTTTCGGCCCTCGGTGATCTCGGTGAGGCACTTCACGCCGACGGAGCGCCAGCGGCGCAGCGTCTCGACCGTGACCCCGACCATCGGGCCGGCGTCGTGCAGGAACGCGCCCTCACGCAGCTCGGCGGCCACCGCGTCGATCACGTTCTGGCCGACCTGCTCGCCGTCGACCTCGACGTAGCGGACGATCGCCCTCAGGTTCGTCGGCGGGCCCCCAGCACCGGGCCGGGCGCCACCGCTGTTCGGTCTGGGTCCACCGCGGGGCATGGGCCGGAGAGTAGCTCCGCCCTGCGTAGGGCACACCAGCCGCTGCTCGGGCTCACCGACACCGTGCGGCCCGCCAAAGGAGCGAGGGGCGGGCCGGTGTCCGACGAGGGGCGCAGCCTCCCGCACCGTCGTGACCCTTCATGCTGGTGTGCCCTACGCAGGGCCCGGACCGGTCCGAACGGCCCGGACGCCTGCGTAGGTGGGTGTGGTCTACCAGCCGCCCCAGCCGGGGTCGTCCGGGTTCTGGGTCTCCTGCTGGGCGTCACGGGTCGCCTGGCGGACGGCCTCCGCCTTCTGGGCGGCGTCGGCGAGCGGGTGCTTCCCGGACCCGCCGTACGCCTTCTGGGCGTCCGGGCTCTCGTCTCCTCGGCCCCACATCGTCAGGCCTCCTCGACCGCGTCGGGGTGGACGTCCAGCTCGACGTCATCGGGGCCGTGCTCCGACTCCCCCTTGACCAGGGTGTAGCCGGTGACCTGGTAGAGGGCGTCGCCCGGGCCGTCCCCGGCGTCGACCACCTGCCCGTCCATCAGCTGGTAGTAGGCGATGTCGGCGACGCGCTCGGGGTCGTCGCGGCCGGTGCCGTCCTTGTGGGTCAGCTCCAGCTCCATGGTGATCTTCATGCGGTTCTCCTGGGGTGGTGTCGGTGCCGGGGTCTCTCCCCGAGCGGGACGCACCAGCGGTAGAGGTCAACAGGGCATGAGGAGACCCTTGCCGGTCGTTTCCTCGCGGCCCTCGTGGCTGGTGCGTCCCGCTCGGGGCCCGGACCGTGGCTGGTGGCCCGGGCCCCTCGGCGGGTGCTACTTGCGCTTCCCGCCGCCGCGGCGGGCGGCCTGGCGGTCGATGTTCCTGTCCATGCGGGCGAGCCGCTCCCGGGTCGTCTTCGCGTCGGCACCGGCTTTCGTGTTCTCGATCGCGCGCAGGTCCTCGGCGAACTCCTGGCGGTCGTCCTCGGGGGACGAGGCGGCGCCGAACACTCCGATGGGCATGGGGGGTCTCCTGTCAGGTCGTGATGTGCAGGGGGAGGGTGCCCCTCGGGCCCGGACGGGAGGCGGTTCCGCCCGGGCCCGAGGAGCAGATCAGCCGGCGGCGGCCTTGTGCTCGTCGATCGCCAGCATGGCCTCGACCGCCTCGACCGGGGTGTGACCGGCCTGGAACAGCTCGTCCCACAGCTCGGCCCGGTAGTCGCTCATCACGGCGCCCCGGTGCCGGCGGCGGAGCCACATCTCCGCACTGGCCCACCAGTCGCGGGCGGTGGCGGCGTCGCGGATCGCCGGGGGAGCGGTGGCCTTGGCGGCGGCGAAGATGGCGTCGGTCGTCGGTGGCCCGAAGCGGAGTTGATCGGCGACCAGCTGACGGGTCTCCATGCTCGCATCGGTCCACTGGGTGGCCGGGCGCTCGTCGGCGGGCAGGGCCAGCCAGGCAGCGCGAGCGGCCAGCTTCCACCCGGTGTCGGAGAGGCGGCCGGCCTCGTAGTGGTCGAGGTCGAGGGCCCGGAAGGTGGCGGCGATGGCCGTGGCCTTGCGGTTCTGGTTCCGGGTCTTGGTGTCGGTGTCGGTGTCGGTGAGGACCATGCAGGTACGTTACCGCGGTTCGACCGTCAGGTCAAGCGCGGTAACGGGATGCCGTCCGCGGCGGCCGGGTTCGTCCACATCAGGTCGACCAGGCAGCCGACCGGGTCGACCGCCTCGGAGAAGCCCCGGAACGTCGAGGCGGCGGCGCAGGTCGCTATGGCTGTCCCGCTCATGGCGGCGCCCACGGCGACGAGGCGGCGGCGGAGCATCCAGGAGCGCACCCAGGCGGCGGCCTCCTGGCGGCGGTACGCGGCGGCGTCGGCGTAGCGGACGTCGGCGAACACCGGCGGGTCCGGCAGCAGCTGGACGGCGAGGAGGTCGCTCACCGGTCGACCTTCGCCATGATCTTGCGGACCGCGCCGCACGCCGACACGTCGAGGTGCTCCCGGGCCCGGGTCGCCGCCACGTACATCAGACGCAGCTCAGGCGGCGACGGGTCCTGGCCCTCCTCGTCGGGGAAGTCCCCGGCCAGGCGCACCGACGGCCACTCGCGGCCCTTCGCCTTGTGCGCCGTCGACACCACCACGTCCGCCTCCCGCTCGGCCACCAGCCCGGTGAGGGCGTCCATGACGATCTGGGTGCCGTAGCCGTCGAGCAGGCGCACCATCGTGCGCAGGTCCGAGCCCGCCGGGTCGTCCTCGACGTAGGCCTGGACCTCACGCCACGTCTCGAAGCACGCGAGGTCGGGGTGGCCGACCTTCTCGCCGGCCTGGAGCTTCGCCGCAGCGGTGGCGAAGTAGACGATCTCGTCGGTCCCGCCGACCATGTGCGGGTTCAAGCCCAGCGCCTGGTACTGCAGGAGCGCCTCCACGGCGGCGGCGTTCGTGCGGCACAGCACGGCGTCGGGGCGGGGCGCCGACGCTGGGGTGGTGTGGACCCGGGTGTCCAGCGACGGGTTGCCCTGCAGGCGGAGCGGGGCGTCGAGCTTGTCGAGTAGGAGGTTCGCGACGTCGGCGACCGCCTGGCCGAAGCGCCACGACTGGGTGAGCGACGTCCGGGGGAACGACCCGTCGACCTGGTCGAGGGCGTCGATGGCGCCGCGCCACTCGTAGATTTGCTGGGAGCTGTCGCCCACGTAGCAGACCTGCTGGCCGCTCTTGGCGGCGTGGAACAGGGCGTCGAGCATCACCGGGGAGGCGTCCTGGGCCTCGTCGAACAGAACGAACTCGCCGGGCACGCCGTAGCGGCCGAGGTGCCAAAGCTTCACGTAGAGGTCGTGGACGTTGGTCCGGGACCGCAGCTGGGAGTCCTCGGAGACGAGGTCGTCCCAGGCCTTGCGGAGCCACGGGACCAGCATGGTGGCCAGCTGACGGTTGTTGCCCCGGCCCCGACGGCCGTCGTCGAGGCGCCGGTCGATGCCCTCCATGTACGGGAAGTGCTGGATCCCGGGCTCGGCGTCGGCCGAGTTGCAGAACACCCCGACCGCGCGCATGACATGCGACGCGAGCTGGGTTGGTTGGATCACCTTCCGGCGGCGGGACCCGTCCGACTGGGGGACCTCGACCACCACGGTCTCGTGGTTCAGGCCGAGGATCTTCGCCGCGGCCCACGGCGCGATGCGGGGCGCCCGGGTGTCGGCCAGGATCCGGCGGCCGAACCGGTGGTGCTGCTGGACCGCCCGGTAGGCGAGCGAGTGCAGCGTCCGGGCCTCGACGCCCATCGGCATCGCGGCCCCGGCGTCGTTGACGATCGCCTTGTTGAACGCCACGTAGGTGCCGGAGGCGTTCCGGGCCCGGGCGGCCATGCCGAGCGTGGTGGTCTTCCCGGAGCCGGCGCCGGCCTGGACGACCAGGGATCCGCCGTCGGCGAACAGGTCGATGGCCTTCTGCTGCTCGGGGGTCGGGGTGAGGGTGGAGGGCATCGTGGGGGCTCCTATCCAGGGGTGGTGAGGTGGTGTCGGGTCAGGTGCCGTCGCGGCCGCGGCGGGCCTTGAACAGCACCTGACGGACCGACTCGGGGGTGACGTCGAGGTGCTTGGCCACGTCGCCGTTGGGGACGCCCAAGCTGTTGAGCAGCAGGTAGAGCCGGATCCGGCGCTTGTTCTTCTCGTCGACCGGCTTCATGTACTCGACGATCGCTCGGGCGTCGTCGAGGAGGCGCTGGACGACAGCGTCGGGGTCGCTCAGGTCGAGGCTGTCGGAGCCGTCCAAGCTGGTGTTGGGGAACAGCTCGGCCAGCTCGGCCAGCTGCTCCTGGGTGTAGTCGGCCGCGGGCGGGTTGTCGGGGGTGGTGGTCGGGTCGGCGGTCGACATCGTTCAGCCGAGGGACGTGACGTTGTCGGGCGCCGGGCCCTCGTCGGGCACGTCCTCGTCGGGCGCATCGGCGGCCTCGTCGAACGGGAGGTGGTGCACCCCGGCGGCCTCCTCGACGCGCTTGCGCTGCTGGTCCAGCAGCTCGGCCACCTCTTCGGCGCCGATGATCGCGGCGTTCTGGACCTTGAGCACGTGCACCCGTTCCAGCACGGGGGCGTCCTCGTCGATCTTGTCGAACCGGACCTTGCGGACCTGGGCCTCGATCACCACGTGCACGGTGTCGTTGTGGTGCAGCTCCAGGTTGTCGACGCGCAGGGCCTTGTTCAGGCCGCCGGACGCGCCGGGCATCTCGATCCCGGAGGCGACGACGTCGCGTCCGTCGAACTGTGAGAGGGCAGTTGTCATGAGGGGGGCTCCTGTCTCGGGGTCGTTACCGCGCTACGTTAGCGCGGTTTGCGGACGGATGCTGGGGCCACCACGCGCCAGGCGTCAATCCACTCCATCGGGGTGAACCCGAACGCCCGGGGTGCGTCCATGGAGTTGTCGATCCACGACAGGATCAGCTCCCACGGGACCGACGGGTCGAGCACCCACGCGCGGGCCGACGGGATCTCCGACCACATCGACAACACCGCCAGCTGCTCGGGGCGCAGGCGGCCGTCAGCGGCCTTGACCTCGATCGCCAGGACCCGGGGCTTGCGGATGGCCAACAGGTCCGGCTTGCCCTTCAGGGTGCTGCCAGTGCGCCACGAGCCGTCATCGGTGCGCAGGGCGTAGGTGTGGTCGACGGCGTAGCCCCGGGTGTGGAGGGCCGCCACCAGCTTGGCCTGGAACAGCTTCTCCGGCGTCGGCCGGCGGCGGCCCGCCATCAGAACTCGTCGTGAGCGGTGCCGCCGGGATCGACGTGCACGCCGCCGGGGACGATCGGCATGTCGACGGTGACCTCGACGGCCTCGTCGAGCTTCACGAACGCAGTCCCTCCGACCGCGTTCACCCGGTCGGAGAGACCTCCGGTGGCGTCGAGGAGGGCGGCCCACGCCTTGCGGGCCTCCTCCTCGGTCGGGTACCGGTCGGTCTCCTTGCGGGGGTCGGGGAAGTTGACGCGCCACCGCTTCCCGGTCGTGACGCCCGGGGGCCGGCCCCAGACGTCGAGGTCGACCATGTGGCGCTCGACGTCGCAGATCACCAGCGGGCGGCCGTCCGCCGGGCGGTCACCTCTCTCGGCGGCGTCGATGGTCATGCCGGGACGCAGGTCGTCAGCCCGCAGCGCTACGCGCATCGTGATCGTGGGGGTCATGGTTCTCCTGGGGTGGTTCGGTGGTGGATAGATCGACGGGGTAGCGGCAGCGGACCGCTCCCGGTGCGCCGAGGTCGCCGGCCACGGCGTGAGCCTTGCGGCGCCAGTCCATGGCCACGCGGCCGCCCTTCGCCGGGCGGGGGTGGAGCAGCGGGACCAGCTGCTTGCACCCCGGGCAGACGGTCCGGCTCACCGGCGGAAGGCGGCGGCGTCCACGCAGGTCGCGTGATGCGGAAGCCGCAGCGGGACCGTGGACATGAGCGGTGGCTGGGCGTGCACGATCGCCGTCGGCGCCATGGCCGGGTTCGGGTTGGGGACCAGCTCGACGTTGCCCTGGTCGTCGTCGGGCTCAGCGTCGACCGGCATCGACTTCCCGCCCTCGGTCGTCGCCCAGATGATCGGGGCCTGGCAGCGGGCGCCGCGGCAGTGCTGGACCCGGAACGCTGGGTCGGTCACAGCGAGCCGCCGGGGCGCTCGTGGGCGATGCGGTCGGCCAGCGGCCACACCTCGGCATAGCCCGACAGCGGGGCGCACGTGGCGACGCGCCAGCAGCCCGCCACCGGCCCGCACTCGTGGTGGCACTTCCCGTCGTCCGGGCACTGGCGAGCCGCCCGGGCCGGCGGGAAGTGCCACGCCAGAGCGTCGGACATCGTCGGGCCGCCGTCGGCGAACGCCTCGCGGGTGGCCTCGTTGAACCGCCATTGGAGGACGGCGTGGTGCCACCAGCGAGCCGGATCGCGCCGGGTCGGGGCGTCGGTGTTCCAGTTGGCCAGCTCCAGCATCTCGTCGCGGGTGACGACCATGAGGAGCCCGGGCGGGACCCGGTGGCGGGGAAGGGGAGTCGGGGGCATGTCGGGGGACCTCCGGTCAGTCGTCGTGGGTCAGGGGTGTGATGCGGACCGCCCACGCGCGCAGCTGGGCGGCCAGCTCGGCGGCGGCCGCGTAGCAATCGTCGGCCGACACGCCGAGGGCCTCGGCCGTGCTGGTGTGCGAGTCGAAGTCGTACGCCTCGACCTGCTCGGCGGCGTCGTCAAGCATCGACGCCTTCGCGGCCTGGATCCTCTGGCGGCGCGTCATCGCCACTGCACCTCCAGCGTCCACGTGTCGACGTCAGCGTGGCGCCACCGCCACCGCTCGACCTCGGCGTAGTCGCGGATCGCCAGGGCCTGCGTCGCCGACATCGTCGAGCGCAGCGGGCCGGCCGGGGTGTCGGCGAGGTCGGTGACGGTCTCGACCGTGAACCCGAGCCACGTGGTCCGGTGGGTGGTCGACCGGATGACGTGGGCGGCGGTGTCCCAGGTCACCACAGCCACACGATCAGACGGCCGACCACCGAGGCCACCGAGCAGACGGTGGCGACGGCCGATAGCACCAGGCCGCGGCGGATCGCTCGGCGCTGGGCGGCGAGGTCACGGCGAAGGTCGGTCACGTCGTCAGCCAGGGAACGCCCGGTCATCGGACGTGCACCCGCTGGAGATCATCGGCGGGGGCGGGCCCGTCGACTGGGGCGCCGTCGTGCCACACCTCGACGACCCCGTGGAACGCCAGGCGCCGCCACGCCTCCGATAGCCACCCGCCCATCGGGACCACCAGGCCCAGCGCCACGGCGTCGGCCCGGTCCATCGGCTCCACCCCGTCGTTGTGCCCAGCGCACAGCGTCAGCAGGTTGACCGGCAGGTACGGGCCGCCCTGGCCGTCCTTCCACAGATGGTGCACCGTCAACGGCCCCAGGCAGTCGCCGAGCAGCGACCCGGCCAGGCGGCACCGGCCGCCGTCCCGGGCGAACACCGCCCCGCGGATCTCGGCCCGCTCGTCCCGGACAGCAACCCGGCGCTCAGACACCGAGTTGATGCGCTTGTGTCGGCGGGGGCCGGCGCCACGGTCGAGCCCCGTCCGGCGCCGCGGGCCCGGCCCCGGCGTCAGCCGTCCCGGCCTCACAGCTTCTCCAGGATCAGGAGCGACGAATAGTTCCGGCGGGCATGCACCTGTCGGCGGCCCGGAGGCTGCGGGCGGACCGGGCGCACCAGGTGGAACATGTCGACCAGGCGAGCCCGGCGCCTGGTCATCCCCGCGGCCTCGTGGACGTAGCCCTCGGCGTGGGCGGCGAACTCGCGGGTCTGCCAGCGCACCTGGCCCGAGCACACCTGGTCCTGGCACTTGACCCACAGCAGCCCGCCCCGGCGGCGGCCCTCCCGGCCGCGCAGCAGGCGGAGCCCCTCGTCGATCCCGTCGCGCAACAGCTGGTGCTTCTCCTGCCAGGACATCACCTCGTTGATGCCGTAGCGCTCGTCGAAGTCGCCGAGGTCCGGGGTGCCGTTCAGCCGGTAGGGGCCGTCGAAGCACACGACGTCGAAGCTCGACGGCGGCAGGCCCGTGGCCCGGAAGTCGGTCGGCGGCGTGATCTTGGTGAGGTCCGGTGGGGCGCCCTTGCGCCACCACGCGCCCCGCCCGTAGGTCAGGTCCACGACCCGGTCGGCTTCCCGGAGGTAGCCGAGCCGGGTCGCGGCGTGGACCAGGTCGACGTTCGTGCCGGTGACGATCGCCGGGACGTCGCCGGTCACGACGCCTCGCAACACGGGTGGGGGCCGGGCGCTCGGCCCGACCCGGCGCACAGCGGGCACTCAACCTCTCCGCCGCCCTCGCTGCGCATCTGGCGTACGACGCGACTTCCCCGGCAGAGCCGGCACGGATGGCCCAGCAGGCAGGTGTCGGTGGTCACGACGCCTCGACCGAGCACGGGGGCTGGAGGTTCTCGACCAGCCACGCCTCGGCGTTGTCCATGGCGTGCTGGACGAGGCGGCCGGCGACGTCGTGGCCGCCGTAGCCCTCGGTCGGAGCCCAGCCCGCCAGGTAGTCGAACACGGTGCGGTCGACCTCGCCGGAGCGGAACAGGACTGTGGTGACGATCTGGGCGCCGCGGGTCTGGTGCTCGTCGCTCCAGACGCCGAGCACGGCCACCATGACGTCGGCGATGTCGGGCCGGTCGAGGATCCGCACGGACCGGAAGGCCGGGTTACCGCTGGGGGTGTCGGTGAGCATGGCCGTCACGCCACCACGTCGGAGGGGCCGACCCAGTAGGTGCGGACCCCGTCCTCGCGGTACTTCTTGGGGGCCTTGATCGGCTCCAGCTCGTACCAGCCGTCACCCGCTTCGCTCATGTAGCTCGGGGTGGCGGGCCGGAGGACCCGGAAGGTGCCGACCTTGCGGTACTGGACGACCGTGCCGGCGGCCAGGGCGTTCTCGGTGGTGTCGGTGATCTCCATGAGCGTCATGTTACCGCGCTCACCCGTCATGTGCAAGCGCGGTAACGGCCGGGTGGTCGGTCACGGCCCACCCACAGAACGAGCAGAACCGGTCGGCGTCGGGTCGGGTGGGATCCACCCACGAGAGGGACGCGGTGCAATTCCCCACCGGCACCCGGGGCCCGCCATCCGAACGGCCCAGGCCCTGGGCTCCCAAGCCACGCTTCCACGCGGCGGCAGCGGCAGCGGATGCCACAGCACCCCGCCCGCCTCCGTCACGACCAGCACCCCCAGGCGCTCGCCCATCAGAACGGGGCATCGCCGGTCGCCCGATGCTGGCCGGCCACCGCCGCTTCCAACGTCTCCCGCGACAACTGGAGCTGCTCATGGGATCGCGCCGGGCCCGACGACTGCACGACCGGCGGGCGCTGACGGTGATGCACCAGCGGCGGCACGCACCCCTTGGGGCACGCCTTCACCCACCACTGATGCCGGGCGTCCGTGCCCATGTCCAGCCACCCCGAGTCCAGGCACGTCAGACACTCCACCGTCCCCTCGGGCGACGCCTCCCGCATCACCCGGTGCCGGCGCCTGTTCGCGGAGATCACCGCCGCCCGGAACTGCGCCACCGTCGGGAACCGATCCACCTTCTCGTCGAGCAGGATCAGGTCCAGGCCGGCCACGACGTCCTCGATCGCGCACCCGCCGATCCCGGCCCGCCACAGCATCATCATCCCGTCGACCGTGGTCTCGTCGTCCAGCGGCCGGTTGTAGTTCAGCGACAGCGTCGCCAGCACCTTGGCGATGTCGGCGTCGGTCACGTTCGACTCGCTCACTGCCCCGACCCCAACGCCCGACGGGCCGCGCCCGATCCCAGCGCCTGCTGGCCGCCGGCCGCCCGCTCCTGGAGCAGCCCGAGCCCGGCCCCCATCCGACCACCAGCGTTCGCTGGGCGGGACGGACCGGGAAGCGGATCATCCTCCCACCGACCGGCATTGAGCCAGCCCTCGGGGTACTTCGTGAAGTCCGGCTTGCGGTTCGGGTCGTCCCGGTAGCGCTCGGCCCCGGCGATGATGTCGGCGGCGTTCGCGCGGCGGATCGCGCGGTCCCAGGCCTTGCGCGCCGCCACCTTCCCGGTCTTGAGCGGGTACACCCGCCAGAAGGCGTCGAACCCGATCAGCGTGAGGGGCTCCTCTCTGGCCGCCGGAGGCGACTCCGGGCCCATCAACGTGAGTTGGTCGCGAGAGTTAGAGACAGGGGTTGGGTTTTCCTTGGGATCTACCTTGGGTTCTAGATCGCCCGCGCCGTGTGCGCGGGCCTCGCGCAGGGTGCGCGGGTCACCCGCGCCGTGTGCGCGGGCCAGGCGGGCGTCGGGGGCACCCTCGGGAGAGGCCGTCGGGTAGGCCCGGCGCCCTGGTTCGTAGACCGCCGGGCGGCCGTCGGGCATCACGAGAGCGAAGCGGCGGGCCCGGGTTGCGCTCTGGGCGTCGTCCCGCGACCGGCCGTCGTCGAGGACCACGAGCAGCTCATGCTCGACCAGTTCGGCGAGGGCTCGGCGAACGGCGCCTTCAGAGAGCCGGGCCTTCTGGGCGATGGTGCGGACTCGCATCCACAGCTCGTAGCCGTTCTGGTCGTTGGCGCTGTCGGCGAGGGCCAGGTGGACCTGGAACGCGGCACCGGTGACGGGGGAGTGCCGGAACACCCAGCCGATGGCCTCGGCGCTCATCGGGATGGACCGCCGGGGTGGACTGCGGTAACGTTGGCCTCGTTGGGCATGGAGTCGTGACCTCCTTGTTCTGGAAGGGTCGGCCGTGGGGGCCGGCCCTTCTCGCGTCTGGGGGCCGCACCCTACGCCATCCGTGACCGCGGTGCCACGTTGCACACCAGCGTGTTCCGCGGTAACGTGCGGGTTCCCCACGACCCAGGAGGTCACGATGTCCGACACCATCCCCACCCGCCCCGACGAGTCGATCGCCGAGCCCCTCGACGACGAGACGGCCGTCACGCTCATGGAGCTGATCGACGACACGCCGGTGGAACACCTGCTCGACGCGTGGCTGGAGGCCTCGCTGGCCGAGGTCGGCGACGAGCCCGAGGACCAGGAGCAGGTCGACCGGCTGCTCTGGGTGCTGCGCCGCCTGCGTCAGCGCCGCGCCGAGGTCCTGGCCACCGGTCAGCGCCGGGTCGACCTGATCACGCACTGGGCGACCGGTGAGATCGACAAGCTCGACGGCCGGGCGGCGCACATCGAGCGGACGCTGGAGAACTGGGCGCACGCCGAGCGCGAGCGCACCGGCCGCCAGACGGTCAAACTCCCGGCGGGGAACCTGGAGATCCGGGCCCGGCGCGAGCGGGTCGTGGTCCTCGACCCGAAGTCCGACGCCACCGTGGCCGCCGTCGGTGCGCTGGTCCCCGAGGCGGTGAAGACCACCCACGAGGTCCAGGGCAGCCAGGTGAAGGCGGTCGCGGTGGCCGACACGGTCGACGCCACGAACTGGGCCGCGGCGCAGGGCATCGAGATCCCGGAGGGCTACCAGGCACGGCGGGCGATCGTCGCCGACGACGGGGACGATCCGTCGTACTCGGTAGTGCCGGCCGTCGTGTACCTGGTCCCGGTCGAGGGCCGCGACGGGTTCACGTTCAAGGCGGTGACGGACCGGTGAGCGACTTCGCCAACCCGGAGCCCCCGGCGGCCGTCAGGTGGATCCCATCGGACGGGTCGATGTCGCCCGTCGCCGCTCGGGAAGTCGAGCAGGACGAGGCCGAGCACGACCTGGTCATGGACCAGATCCGGGCCGAGGCCAACGAGCTGGCCGCCGTCGAGGCGCACCGGAAGATCCTCCGGGCCGCCGAGCAGGACGAGGCGCGGGCCCGGGCGTTCCAGCAGCGGGTCATCGGCTGGGCGTACGTGCTGCTCGTGGGCCTGCTCGCCGTGGTCTTCTGGATCCTCGTCCAGGTCGCGGTCGAGCTGTGACCACCACCGACGAGGTGGTCACGCCGGAGGTGATGCCGTCCCCCGGTGGTGGCCTGGTGCACGCGCCCGGCACCGAGGTGGCCGAGCCGGCGGCCTCAGCGATCGACCGGGCGGCCGAGGCCGCTCTGGCCATGCCGGGTGTCCCCGGGAGCGACGAGTTCCTGTCCCTGGCCGCCCAAGCGAAGATGCTGTCGCTGTCGGGGGCGGCGCCGGAGGCGGTGCGGGAGAACCCGCACATCGCGTTCCACGTCGCGATGGTGGGCCGCGACCTCGGGATCTCCCCGACCGCGGCGATCAACCTCATTGACGTGATCAAGACCCGGTCGGGTTACCAGCTGTCGCTGTCGCCGCAGCTGCTTAACGCGCAGATCCGCCGCCTGGGTCTGGGCGCGGTGCGGCCGGTAGTGCAGGAGCGTGACCGGGCGGTCGCCGTGGCGATCGGCCCGAACGGTGAGGAGCTGGGCCGCACGGAGTTCACGTGGGCGGACGCCCAGGACGCCGGGTTGGCCGGGCCCGCCTGCCAGCCGGGCGAGCACAGCGAGGCGTGCAAGCGCGGCACCCAGGGCGCCAAGTGCAATCAGGGCTACCGGACGTACCCGCGGCGCATGATGTGGTGGCGGGCCGCCGGGTTCTGCGCCGCCGACTGGTTCCCGGACGCGTCGGTCGGGCTCTACTCCCCCGAGGAGCTGGGCGCCGTCGTGGACGACCAGGGCCGGCCGCTCGACCCCGCGCAGGTCGCGCTACCGCCGGGCTACTCCGACCCGGTCGCCGAGAAGGCGGAGCGCCAGGCGGTCGCCGACCGGCCCGCGTCGCCGGACAAGCTGTGGGAGCTGCAGGAGCTGGTGTACGCGCTCCCGGCGGAGCTGCTGGCCGAGTTCCGGGCCGCGTGGAAGGCGAACGACCGCCTGTCCCCCTTCCCGCTGCGGCACCTCCCCCAGCGTCTCCTCGGGACCGCCCGGGCGATGGTGAACGCCCAGTGGGCCGCCGCCACCAAGGCCGGGTTCGACAAGGCCACCGAGGAGGACCGCCTACGCCACCGCTTGGCCGAGGGCGTCGCCTACCTGTTCCGGGCCGGCCCACCCGCGCAGGATCCGGCCGCTGTGGCCGCCACAGCGGCCCAGGACGGCCCCGGGGAGCCCTCCGGGTCCGCAGGGAGCGGGGAAACCGCTACGGGCGACACAGCGCCTCTCCCGGATGACGAGCGGACCGCGGCCGAGGAGGAGCCCGAGCGGGACTGGACGCCGGTCCTGCGTCAGCTCGCCGACGAGGTCCGCGCCCAGCTCGCCAAGATCCCGGCCGACGTCGGCGAACGCATCATGCGCGCCGTCGCCGCGATGCACCACAGCGCGGTGAACCGCGTCATCGCCGACGCCGGAGAGACCGCGGCCTACCCGCCGGAGCTGCACATCGACGGCCGGCGCATGGCCGCCACCATCGTGGCCGCCGCCGCGTTCGAGGTGTCGGGGGAGATCCACCCCGAGGTGGTCGCCGTCGAGGAGAAGGCGCAGGGCTGACGCGCAGGAGCCCGGGTCTCTCCCCCGACGGCAGAGACTCGGGCTCCTTGCTCACCCCTGGACCGGTGCCCCCACGTGGGCCCTCGGTGACGAGAGCCTACCGCGGGGGTCGCCCCGGGCGCCGCTGGGGGCGTCCGGGGACTACGGGGCCCGAGACCCGAGCGGGGGTTCCGCGGCCGAGTCGGTGTTGTCGACCGCCTTCACGGTCTTATGGGCGAACCCGCCGGTCGAGCCGACGACCACCGCGGCGTAGAACAGCGAGGCGATGTCGAGGTCGCCCAGCGACTCGGTGAACCCGGGCAGCGTCAGGGCGCTGGTGGCCTCCGCCTGGGACCCGAGCAGGAGCGCCAGGAACGCCGTCGCCCACGGAATCACCGTGGTCCCCGCCCTCGACCACTCGCTGGCCTGCAGAAACTTGATCAGGGTGGTGAGCTGTGAGGCCACGAGGCCGAGCGCCACCAGCGTTGCGAGATCCTGTTCCACGTGGAACCTCCCGTGTCGTGTTACCGGGGAGCGTACGCGGTGGGGCCCGCACCCCGGAGGATGCGGGCCCTGTGTGTGGGTAGTCAGGTGGGCCGCGGTCAACGGGCCTCGGCTCAGACTCAGCGGTTCATGGGTCGACCCTACACGCGGGACGGCCCCCACCACGGAGGATGGGGGCCGAGCGCAACTCTCGCAGGTCGAGGTGCCGGGGTCAGTTGATCATGCGACCACCGTAGCCCCGACGCGGAGCGGCCCCCACCCGGAGGTGGAGGCCGTCCGTTCTGGTCGGCGGGTCAGGTACGAGCCGGAAGACTCACCCCGATCCGCCGTGCCGGGCTAATGGCGGTAGCAGCCACCCGGCGGGGGGCACGACCCGAGGCCTAGGAACCCCCGGGCGCTACCGGCCCCTCTGTGATGCGCAGTCGTCGCAAACCTCGGCCAGCCTACGCGAACAGGACCGAGTGGAACGTGGCCGGCCCCGCCACGCCGTCCACCCGCAGCCCGTGGTCCCGCTGCCAGTCGACCACCGCGGCGTGCGTGAGCGGCCCGAACGAGCCGTCGATCACCAGCGGGTAGCCGCGCTGACGCAGCAAGTCCTGCCAGACCCGCACCACCGGGCCCCGGTCGTTGAGCCGTGCCGAGCCCGGGTAGCCGCCCGGCGGCGGCACCGGCCGGCCACCGGTCAGCGGGCCCGGCTGGCCGCCGGCCGCCGCGATGTAGGCCCGGATCCGCGTCGCTGTGGCGCGGGCCTGGGCGGCGGTGCCCATGAACTCGAAGTGCATCGCGTCGGGCCACGCGAACCGGCCGCCCCACCGGAACCCGTTGTCGGTCCACAGCTGGACCATCCAGGCGGGCATGTCGGTGACCAGCCGCCGGTCGGCGCGCCGCGGGTTCGTCGGGGCGTTGATGTCGACGGCGGTGCCCTGGGAGTGGTTCGACGGGGACGACGTTCCGGCGATCGGGCGGCACGCGTAACCCCACGTCCAGTCCGGTCGGATGTCGTAGCCGCGGGCCTCGGTGAGGTCCATCAGGAGCGCGACGAGGGGGGCGAGGTCCCGGTGGATGGGCAGGCGGAGACCGTCGTGCCGGGCCAGGGTCACGATCCGGCCCATGCGGTCGCAGTTCGGCCAGGCGGGCCCGAACGAGGCGTCAGCCATCGGAGCTGTCCTCCTCGGCGCCGGGCAGCGGGCGGGTGAACCCGTCGCAACCGCAGATGAGACAGGCCCCGGGGTCGCGGGCCTCGTTCCAGACCGGGCCGGCGGTCTCGGCGATGTCGGTCGGGTGGTCGACGATGTCGTGGTCGCACTCGCACGGGTCGCGCTCGACCTCGACGTCGACCGGCACGATCGGCATGTCGGCCGACAGCACGACCTCGGCGAGGGCCTCGACGTCGAGGGTGTCGCCCAGGCAGTCGGCGGCGTACATGTCGACGTCGGGGAAGCGGCCCCGGTGCTCACCGCCCTCGGGGGCGGCGTCGGCCGGGTCGTAGGGCGCCACACGCCACCTCGGTGGCGGGGACTCCAGGTTGGTCGGGGTGGTCATGACCCGACCGTATCGCGCTAACTCCCGGTCAGCTCGGCCTGCGCTTCGCCCAGGTCGCACGCCGGGGGCGGCAGGATCGCCCGGGTCTCGTCGCTCGCCCCCAGAGCGTCCAGGATCCGCTGGAACAGGTCGTAGCGCACGTGCACGCGGACGCACTCCGTCGCCGCAGCGCGGGCGGCGTCATCGGCCCGCTGCTGGACGACCTCGTCGAGGCGCGCCGCCTGGTCCTCCAGGTCGTCGATCGCCTGGTCGAGGCGGGCGTCAGTGGCGGCCTGGTGCTCGTCCACCTGGCGATCCTTGTAGGAGTCCCAGGCGCCCAGCAGGCCCATCGCGACCACCAGAGCGATCAGCCACCGGGTCGACCGGTCGAGCTGCTCGACGCTGGCCCGGGGCACCTCGATCACCTCGCCGGGCTCCTCCTCGGGCTCGGCCGGGTCGTCGTCGGGCTCGGCGATGGGCCTCGGCGGGTCGGGCCAGCCGCTCACCACGTGCACCTCGTCATCAGCGCCACCGCCAGGCCCGCCAGGAGCAGCAGCGGCGCCGCCCGGTAGGCGTAGTGCACCCACGCCGACCAGGTCACCGCAGGATCCCCCGGATGTTGCCCAGGACTCGCGCACCCAGCGACAGGGCCAGCACCGAGAAGATGAACCCGAACGACTCCATCCGCGCCCCCAGGAACGCGACCTCGATCGTCCCCCAGAACAGGGCCACGACGATGATCAGCGTCTGTAGCCACTGGGGCGGGGGCGGGAAGGGTGAGGCCTCCGATTCCTCGGGGGCCTCGTCGGGGGGCCGGTCGCTCACGGAGCACCAGCCGTCGCCCTCGTGAGGTCCGCCACCAGCTCGCGGCCCGCCGCCGTCGCCCCTGCCATCGTCGAGCAGCCGCGTTCCCACGCCGCCGCCGCCGTCCACGCCTCCGCCCACCGCCAGGCGTTCCGTTCGATCGTCAGCGCCGCCGCCGCCGCACGGCCCGCCGCCCCCATCTCCGCCCGCCGCGCCGGGTCCCGGGACAAGGCCCGCAGCAGCCCCGCCCACTCCCGGGGCCGGTGCGCCAGGACCGTCCCCGGCGACATGTCCGCCCACGCCGCGTAGGGCTCCGTCGGCGCCGCCACGCACGGCACCCCGACCGCGTTCAGCTCCAGGGGCTTGAGCCAGCTCTTCGCCTGGTTGAACCGGGTCTGAGCCAGCGGAGCGATCCCGACCCCGAACCGGGCGATCGCCAACGGCCAGTCGTCGATCCCCACCGGGCCCGGCCCGGGCGGGTTCTCGCCCAGGCCCAGCGCCCGGCCCACCCCGTCAGGCTGGCCCACCGTCTCGAACCGGCCGCCGCCGGCCAGCAGCTGGGCGACCGCCGCGCCGACCACCTGCAGGTCGTCGGGATGCGAGTGCACCGAGCCGCCCCAGCCGACGAGGTCGGAGTCGACGTGGCCGACGGCCAGGTACCGCTCGGGCACGCAGTTCGGGACGATCACCGAGCCCGCCCGCTGGTTCGGGTACGAGGCCGCCAGGCGGGGCGTCGTCACGGTGACCATGGTCGCCAACGAGCACGCCCGGGCAGCGTTCACCGCTGAGTGCGGGTTCGGGATCCGCACCCGCTTGTTCTCGGGGTGCGGGATCTCCTTGGCCAGGGTCCCGAACGCCGGGTTCGCCGGGTGGATGTGCGACAGGTCGTCGTCCATGTCGACCACCACCGCGCACCCGCGGGCCCGCACCATCGGGATCATGTCGACCAGGAAGCTCACCGTGGGGCGCTGCAGCACGATCACGTCGGCGTCGGCCGGGAACTTCTCCTCGGCCACCTGGCCCTTGAAGTTGAACCCGACCCGCACGGCCCGTTCCTCGGGGCCCACCACGGTGACGTCGAGGTCGGTCTGGGCGTCGACCGCCGCCGCCGGCCACAGCATCCGGTACGACCCGCAGCCGGTCCGGTCCCCCGGGTAGAGGTAGACCCGGAGCGTCACGAGACGGCCCGCAGCTCCAGGTCCCGGTCGAGCCGGAACCTCGTCCACACCTCCACGAAGTTCTCCACAGGAATGATCGTGCGGGCCTCCTGCACGCCGTCGGTGTAGGCGAAGTCCACGACCCCGTCGACCAGCACACCGTGGCCGACCACGGTGTCGTCGCCGTCGACCGCCTCGAACAGGCCCTCGTCGTTCACCGGGATATCCACAGCTAGTCCTCCTCGGGGCGGCGCCCGAGCGCCTCGACGTTCAGGTACGCCGGGGCCGCCGGGTTCCAGCGGGTGACCTCGGCGGGGGGCACGATCTGGCAGGGGTAGGTGTAGGCGGTGTGCAGCACCTCCAGGTCGGCGTCGCTCATCATCACCGCCATGGCCTTGTCGGAGAACCGGTAGAAGTCCTCCGGGTAGCCGTGGATCGGGAACGTCTGGTGGGTCTGCACGTACACCAGGCCGCCCGGGCGCACGACGGAGGCGGCAGCGACCATGGCCTGCCAGGGACGCTCCAGGTGCTCCCACACCGAGCACGCCACGTAGGCGTCGTACTCGCCCGGGTACCACTCGTACACCGACCCCAACAGGCCCGGCTCCGACGCCCGGAACGTAGCCAGGGTGTGGGCGTCGTCGACCCGGTCGACGTCAGGGCCCTCCTCGCGGTCGACGCGCACCCAGTCGCCGTGCGGCGCCCAGGCGGTGTGGTGGGTCGGCCGGTCGGCCTCGGCGCGCAGCGTCCCCACCTCGACCACCCGGGGCCGCTCGATCGCGGCCAGGAAGTCGACCAGGCGCTGCGCGCCGTCGGCCGTCCCCGCACCGATCCCAGCCGGATCGGCGATCACCACGTCGCCTCCTCCCACACGTAGCTCGCGGCCACCCGGAGATCACCGTCGGGGACCACCACGCCGCCCTCGACCGCCTCGACCTGCGTGCGCAGGGTGCGCTGCAGCCGCCGGTTGCCGTCCAGCTCCTCGGCAGCGTCGTCGAGGTCGCGGCCGTCGGCCTCGTAGCGCTCGGCGAGCGAGCTGGCCACGTCCTGCCATGGCCGGTCCAGGAACACGAACCGGACCTGTACACCGGCCTCCTGCGCCGCCCGCCAGGCGTTCGACATGATCAGCCGGAACGGCCACACGATCCCGGTCACCACCCGGTGCTGGTACTCGGCGCTCTGGGTGTCCGGGTCGGCGGTCTGCTGGGCCAGCTCGGTGACCTCGGCGAGCACCTCGGCGGCCCGCCACTCCAGCCACGGCACGTGCCCCGCCGAGGGCATCCCCGACGGGTGGGCGTCCAGCTCCTCGACGCCGGCCTGGCCGCCCTCGTTCAGCTGGTCGTGCAGGGTGGACTTCCCGGCGCCGGAGCAGCCGATCACGTAGGTGAGACGCATGAGGGGAACCTACTCCTGGGTCGGGATGCGGTCGTGGTTGCGGGCGATGGCCGCATTGAACCCGGCCAGCACCTCGTCGGTCAGCTTGCGCAGCGCCAGCTGCAGCTCCAGCGACATCGGGCACGTGTCGATGGCCTTGTGGGCCAGCTCGGCCACGGCGCCTCGCATGGTCTCGTGGGCGACCCGGGCGGCGGTGTCGGGCGCGTGGTAGGCGACCCGGTGGGTGACCTCGTCGTGAAGGTCGCCCCGTCGGACCCGGTCCATGTCGACCTCGGCCATCAGCCGGCCGCCACGGGCTGCTCGGTGCGGATCGGCCAGAACCAGCCGCCGCTCGGGTGCTGCTCGGGCTCCCACCCGGCGTGAGCGAAGTCCTTCCGGGTGTGGATCCCCGAGAAGTGCGCGATCAGCGCCGGCCGGTACGTGTTCGGGAACCTCGGCGCCGAGCCCCGGTGGTACAGCCGCGGGTGCCACAGCAGCGCGTCGCCCGGGTTCGGGATCCAGTCGACCACCTCGGCGTTCCGGGCCTGGATCTCCGCCTCGACGAGCGGGGTCAGCACCGCCTCGGTCTGCGCCGGCCACGCCGGGTCCGCCATGTCGACGATCCCCGACGCCGCCACCCGGCTGTTGGTCAGCCGGTGCCAGCGGTGCGACCCGGGGATGAACTGGAACGGGCCGGCGTCGGGCTCGATGTCCCCGAGCGCGATCCACACCGCGGCGTAGGCGTCCCCGACGTGGTCGGGGTTCAGGTAGCCGTCCTGGTGCCAGTTCCGCTGCGTCGAGGTCCACCCGGTCAGCGTCAGGTGCAGGCCCATCGGTTCCCCGACGGTGGCCTCCAGGGCCTCGGCCAGGGGCCCGGACATGAGGAGGTCGAGCAGCGCCGGGTTGTAGACGTACGGGCACGTGTCGGGCCAGCCGCCCGGGCGTTCGGCGTCCACGACGAACAGCCGGTCGGCGTCGCCCTTGAGCGACCAGGCGCCGTCGCCGCCCTCGGCGAACGCCGGCTTGAGGCCGCGCCAGCCGTTGGCCACCATCCATTCGTCCTGGTAGGCGGCGATCAGCTCGCCGGGAACGATGCGGTCGAGGGGCACGACGCCGTCGTCGGACCAGTCGGCCGGGCTCGGGTCGGGGGTGGGTTCGGAGAGGTCGTCCAGGGTGATCATGAGCCCACGCTACTTCCGGGCCCCGTGACCGCGCTTGCGCCCACGCCGTTACCGCGGTACGGTGTGCTCATGAACCTCACCGACACCACCACCAGCCGCACCGCCCGCCGACTCCGCGACGCCGCCCGGGGCGGCTACTTCGACGCCGCCGACGCCGACCGCGACGGCGACCCCGTCCTGGCCTCGGCGCTCCGCCGGACCGCCCGCCGCAACGCCCGCCGGGCCCGCTGACCATGCACCTCCACGAGGTCGAGCAGCGCGAGACGGCGTTCACCCCCCGCATGTGGGATGCCACCCCCGACGTGTGCTGCGCCTACTTGCAGACCGGCGCTTGCGCCCACACCGAGGGTTACGACCCGGCCGACGACGACCTGGAGCCGGTCTCCACCGGCGCCGACGAGGTCCGCTACGCCGTCGAAGGCGACGACGAGCCGTTCTGACCGCCGCCGCTCACCGCCCCCGAGGACCCGACGGACCGGGCCCGGGGGCGGTGGCGCGTCTACAGCTCGTTGACGGTGAGCGGCCCGACCTGTAGGTAGTGCGGGTCGGCCGGGTCGAAGATCCCGACGTGCGCCAGCAGGATCCCGTCGGGCGCGTACCCCTGGAACCCGTCGCCCCCCGCGTCGGTCCACGACATCACGAACTCGGCGTCGTCCCACGCCGGAGGGTCCATGTGCGGCGGGTAGAACCGGCCGACCATCCCCGTCCCGGCCTTCATGGTGTCGGCCTGGAACGGGTAGCACGCCCCGAAGTCCGCCCACGACCCCGACCCGCCGTTCAGGATGTCGGCGCCGGCCTGGGGGTAGGTCAGGTGGTTCTCGTCGAGGCGGGTGGCTCCGATGATGATGTGGTCGCCGAGCGGGCCGGTGATCTTCACGTCGAGGGTGCGGGACCGCAGCGACCGGTCCAGGTCGGCCTCATGCACGACCAGCGTCACCTGGCCGCCGATCCGTTCGGACGCGAGCACCTCGCCGCCGGCCGACAGGCGCAGCCCGGGGATCGTCTGGGACGTGTTCCCGAGCAGCACAAGGTCGTCGTCGTCGTAGTGCCCCGACCAGACGCCCATGTTCACGATCCAGGGGGACACCCCGAAGATGTCGCCCCACGTCATCGTGATCAGGTAGGTGCCGTCGTCCTCGTCGAGGTGGACGGCGTGGGCGTGGCCCTGCTGGCCGACCATCAGGCCGCCGTTCTCCTGGAACCAGATCGACGAGAGGTGCGAGTCGACGGCGGTCAGCTCGCGGAGCACGGCCACGTGGCGCTCGTTGCCGTTCGAGCCGGTGACCTTGCGGAACTGGCCCCGGCGGCCGCCGACCGCGAGCACGGTGGTCAGCTCGTTGACGTTGCGGGCGCCCGGGTCGGTGTCGACGGTGACGTTCACGAGGTCGAAGCGGTCCCAGTCCGCCTCCTCCCACGCGACGTAGGCGGACGCGCGGTTGCGGGCGGTGGCGAGCACGAACGCCGCGACGCGGGGCCCCGGGTCCACGTCGGTGGTCTCGGTGGCGGTGGCGCCGGTCAGCTCGGCGAACGCCTCGACGTCGGCCGGGTCGACCTCGGCGTCCGCGTCGAAGAACCAGAGCCCGACCTTGTGCCCGAACGGCCGGATGGCGTCGAGGTTGCGCATCGGGTCGATGTCGGGGAGCGCCGCCGTCCACGCCGCGCCCGAGCCCCAATCGGCGTTGATGGTGGCCTGGAGCGACGGGTTGTCGTCGTAGAACTTGTCGGCGTCCACGATGGGCCGGAGCAGCGCGACGGCCAGCACCTTCCCCGGGTTACGCCACGCCCAGTTCAGGGCGTTAAGGGAGCCCATGCCCTCGCCGATGACGGCGACCCGGTCGGTGCGGGTCCCGATCCACACCTGGGCGGCCGCCCAGTCGACGAGGTCGTCGACCCAGCCGCCCGGGTCGACGACGTCGGGGGTCGCCCACTGGGACGTGCCCCCGAGGCGGGCGGCCAGCACCGGGTAGCTGGTCGAGGTCACCGCGGTGAACAGGCTGGAGAACGAGCCGGTCAGGGTGCCCTCGGCGGTGCCCTGGTAGGCGTGGAAGTAGAGCACCGGGATGTCGCCGCCGGGGGCGTGCGCCCGGCCGACGTGCAGTACGACGGTCTCGTCGGTGGCGGAGCTGTCGGCGCTGTAGCGGGTCCAGCGCGACGACCCGAGCGGCGGGACGACGCTCACGCCGCGACCGCTCGCAACGACGCCAGGTTGAGCACGGACGCTGACATGCGGACCGTGAGGTTCCCGCCCGAGCCCATGCCCGCGATGACGTAGTCGCCGGCCGAGTGCGCAGCGAGCCGGGCGAACGGCTCGACGGTGCGGGTCGTGGTCGTGTCCATGTCGGGGACGGGGACCCCGTCGAGCGCCGCGAAGAGCCCGGTGTTGCTGGCCGGGTAGATCCCGAACGAGGCCTCCGCCGGGGCGTTGGAGGCGGCCTGGAGGCCGGGCACGTGGCCGATCAGGTAGACGGGGCGGGCGAGGTCTGGGACGGTGACGAGCAGGCCGGGCACGGCGGCGTTGAAGAGGCCGCCGCCGGTGCCGGTGATCGTGACCGCGGTCGAGGAGAACGCGAACGCGATCTCTAGGCCGCCGCCGTGCAGGTCGAGACGGGAGGCGTGCGCGGCCAGAGCGGTGGGGGTGACGGTGCCCAACGGGTCGTCCTCCAGGTCGAAGGGGTCATAGGGGCCGCCGGTGACCGGCACGGTGAGGAACGAGGGCTCGTAGGAGACGCAGCCCGGCACGAACCGTTCCACCATCCACGTGGTGCCCTCGGGGGCGATGTCGCTGTTCGGCCAGAGGTCCATCGACCAGACCCCGGCGCTGTTGATGCCGTTGCCGGTCATCAGGACCGTGGTGCCGACGAACTTCTTCCCGGTCGAGAGGGCCCGGCCCACGACGGGGCGGCCCTGGCCTCCCACGAGCGTGACCCACACCTGGGCCGGCCAGGGGGTCGTGGTGTCCGGCTTGTCGAGGTCTTCCTGAACCACGGTCACCGGGGACCCCTCCTAGTTGATCTGCTGGATGCGGGCAAGGTAGCTGACCCCGTCCAGGATGACGTCGGCGCCACCAGCGGACGACACGACGCCGGTGCTGTACTCGATCGCGCACACCGTGTTCGCGCCGAACGCTCCGATGCACGGGAGCAGCAGGTCGTTGTCGGGCCACGCCCACTCCGGCAGAGCGAAGATCGGGGTGGCCGAGCCCGACGTCCGGGTGGCTCGGCCCCGCAGCTCGATACGCCCCGACCGGCGGGTGAACATGACCTGAGCGTTGCCGTTCTGGCCCGGGGGGAGCGTGCCGGCCGAGTGCCCCCAGCCGGTCAGGAACGGGGGCTCGCCCTCGGTGCCGACGATGTGCCATTCGTCCCAGTCGCCCGAGAGGCGCCCGACGACAAAGCACCGGGCGGCGTCGCCGGTGTAGAGCAACTGCACCCGGTCGCCCGGCATGAGCGTCACCGGGGCGGCGATCGTGGCGCCGTGGGCCTCGTTGGGGCCGTCGGCGACCACCGTCGCGATGGTGTTCGTCGGGTCGACGCCGGTCACGACGCCGGCCACGTAGCCGGGGATCAGCCGCAGCGCAGCGGCCCGGCCGGCCTGGGCGGCGGCGGCGACCATCTCGCGCTCCAGGGCAGACAGGGCCACTACGCGTCCTCCTCGACGATGTCGGCGAAGTCCTCGCTCCAGACCCGCCGCAGCTCGTGGGACATGACCCCACCGGCCACCAGCGGGAGGGTCCACTGCTGCTCGCGGTACTTCTCGCCCTTCCACCCGATGACGTCGAACGTGTCGTGGCGCGGGTCGATCGCGGTGCTGAAGTTGACCCACCGGTACGTGGCGTAGTCGGCCTGCCCGAACGCTTTCGCCATGCGGGCGGCCTGCCCGTTCGAGGTGACGCCCTGCACGTCGTACTTGCGGACGAGGGCCCGGCCCCGGTTGGCCTCAGAGTGCGGCGCCGACGCCGGCACCTTCCACTCACCCCAGATCGGGCCGGACGACATGCCCGAGTTGAGAACCAGGTAGACGTTCGGGGCGGCCAGCAGGTCGTCGGACTCCTGCACCGACCCGGCCACCACGTTCTGGCCGGCCACGTAGGTCAGGGTGGGCTCGACCGACGACATCGACGGCACCGCCCGCAGCACCGCCACGCCCATGTTGTCGAAGTACAGCGAGTAGAACCCGGCCAGCGCGGCGAGGTCGTTGATGATCTCCAGGCGGGTGGCCTCCGCCTTCCACACCATCCACTCCGACACCGTGGCGTCGGTCGCTTCGATGTCGTGCTCAACGATCCCGCCGGCCTCGACCTGCTGAACGAGCAGGTCGTACACCGAGTCACCGGGCGCAGCGAACGTGACCCCGCGGGACTCCTCGTCGAGGAGCGCGAGCTGGTCGAGCAGCGCCCCATCGGTGGTCTGGCCGACCCCGACCGAGGCGAGGTCGACGGACCCGTAGAGCTGCTCGGAGCGGGTGGCGTCGGCGAACACGAACACGCCCAGCGGGTACTCGGTGCCGTCCTGCATGACCATCCACGGGCGCAGCCGCTCGGTCAGCGTGTTGATCTCGGCCGTGACCTTGGGGGGAAGCGTGAGCCCGTTGAGTGCCCGCTTGACCTTCCGGTTGATGTTGTTGGTCACCGACGCCCCGCCCATCTGGACGGTCAGGTCACCTATCCACGAGTTGAACCGGTCGAGGAGATCGAACCGGAAGCCCTCCGCCCGCTGGCCCCAGCCGTCGAGGGTGAGGAGGTCGCTCACGGCGACGCCGGGGCCGTCACCTGCGCGACGGACGTGTCGTGGACCGCGGGCGTGTCGGCGGCCTCGACGATCCCGATGTCGGCCGTCCACAGCTCGGAGCCCTGGGCGTCGCCGCGCCGGTTGGTGCCCTCAGGCACCACCAGCGACGCGTACCAGCGGTTCCCCTCGCCGTCGCGGACGCACACGTAGGGGATCGGCGCCCACGCCAGGTCCCGGAGGGGCTGGAACAGGTCCATGGACGGGAGCACCGGCGTGAGCTTGCACCCGGCCGCCAGCAGCAGCCGGCGCGTGAACCCGTCGCCCCGGCGCTCCAACGGACGGAACGCCACCTCGCGGTTGCGGCCATGCATCCGGCGCAGCTCGACGTCGTCGAACTCCCGGAACGTGAAGTCCCGGACCACCTCGCGATCCCACACCTCGGGGTAGACGCAGCCCATGCCGGTGGCGGCGTTCGAGCTGAACGCCAGGGCCACCTGGCCGCCCGGCACCGTGATCGACGCCGGGTCGGACCAGTCGCCCACCACGCCGTCGGAGCGCAGGGCCCGCACCCGGTACTGCGTGCGGACCCCGATGAGGGGCTCCAGGTCGTTCCAGGCGTCGGTGGTGCGGCCGTCCACCGAGGCGACGCGCTGCCAGTCGGGGTCCAGGTCGTCGAGCCGGTCGACCTGGTAGCCGACCGTGTCGGGGTCGGACTCGGGCACCGGTGACCACGACACCTGGGCGTAGGGCATCGTGTCCTCGGAACAGCCCGGGCAGATGGCCTCCCCCGAGCAGATCGTGACGTGATGGGCGGTCAGGGCCCCGTCGCGGGCTCCCACACCGGTGACGGCCGGCGGGACCTCGACCAGGGTCGTGAGCAGGTCCGAGGACCGCACCCCGGAGTCCCACAGCGGGAGCGTGACGCCGTCGGCCAGGTAGTTGCCCTCGGCGTGGTCGGTGCCCCCGGCCCACGTCTGGTCGTTCGTGGTGGCGTCGCTGATCAGCGCGGCGACGTACCACGGGACGGTGTCGGTGGAGTCCGGGGACGAGAACTGGACGCGGTGCAGCGCCGTGGTCAGGTCGACGCCGTCGTCGAAGCGCATTACCACCGTCTTGTAGGTGACGCCCTGGTCATCGGTGTTCGACACCGGCGCCGACACCGGTAGCCGGGCGACGTCGTCGGCCGAGACCTCGACCGCGCCGAGCACCCGGGTGCCAGTGGCGTCCACGAACACCTCGGCCCGCAGCGGCGCCGACGGCCGTCCGTCCTGGGCCCGCCACCCAGCGACCACGAACACCTGGCCGTACACCGTGGTCCCGGCCGGGATGGTCATGAGCTGGGACACGACCTCGTCGCCGTACACCGGCGCGCCACGCGACAGCGCGTAGGGCATCGTGTCCGCGATCACCGTCGACCCGTCCCGGATCCGGGCGCAGGGGATCCCGTCGAGCTGGGCGCCGGCCGCGCCCATCAGCCCGGACACGCCGTTCGCCGAGGTCTGCACCGTCGGGTTGAACGGCTGCGCCCGGCGGACCCAGGTGCCGTCGGCGGCCTGGCCCCGGAGGTGACGCCACGGGAGCACCGACCCGGCGACGTTGTCGACGTTGTAGTCGGTGATCCGGCGGGCCATCAGGACGAGGTTCTCGCCGGCCGTCGAGGTCGGCGAGCCCGTCCCGGCCGGGGTGTCCATGCTCACCGACATCCACGAGAACGCCGTACCGGGCGAGCCGACACCGACCCCGCGGCGGCGCTCGGGGATGCTGAACACCCGCAGGTAGACCCGGTCGACCCGCCAGTAGCCGGCGCCGGCCCGGCACGTGATCCGCATCTTCCGGGACCCACCGGACGCGAAGTCCCGGATCATGGTGGGCGTCCACGGCCGCCAGAACGCCTCGTTCGCCTGGACGATCGCCTCGCCGAAGCGGGTGACGCCGGTCGAGAACCCGTTCGACCAGATCAGCGCTTCCTTGTTCCAGACGGTGAGGCCGCCCGGGTCGTAGCGGCGCACGTTGTAGGGCAGGTTCCCGCGGACGATGACCTCGACAGCGAGCACGTGCCGGTCGAGCCCGAACGCCCCCGTGCCGAACTGGAGATCCACATAGGCGTTGATCGCCGACGCCGCGATGAACTGGCCGTCGTCGAACGCGTTCAGCCGCGCGATCGTGACCGGCTGCGTCAGATTCTCGTTGTACATCGCCGAGGACCCGGTGACTGCGGTCACGGAGAAGTCGTTGTAGGTGAGCGCTCCCCAGGGCTCGTCGCCGGACTCGACCAGCTCGACGAGCATCGGCCGCCGGACGCTGTTGTAGATCGCGGGCAGCGTCGAGGCCTGGGCGCCCTGGCCGGCGTAGAGATCGACGATGTCGATGTCGCCGGTCGCGCGGGCCTCGAAGTGCAGGGTCTCGACGTCGGCGGAGGCGTCCACCACCCCCTGGGCGTAGCCGACGTCGATGTGCTCGACGCCCAGCTTCCCGGGGGCGTTCAGGTTCCAGTCGGGGGCGGTCACGCGATCCTCGCTTCGACTCGGGCGGCGCGCTGGTCGATCACGTCGGCGGCCCGCTTCCCGATGCGGTCACCGATCCGGTCGGCCTCGGCGTCGGACACGGGGCCCGCAACGTAGGTCGTGAAGTTCAGGATCGTGGCCCCAGCGTCCCCAGGAGCGCCGGAGACGGCCGACCGGCCACCGGTGGGCGGTGGCGCCGACGACGAGCCCTGAGCGGCCGCCAGGACGTCCCACAGCCCCGACTGGTTCGCGAGCTGGAGCGTGCGGCGCGGGTTGGTCAGCGGCAGCAACACCTCCTTGCCGGCCTCGCCGATGATCATGTTCGTGGCCCGGTCGAAGATCCCGCCCTCGGCGCCCACCCCCGGGATGGCGCCAACGACGTCGCCCACGACCCCGCCGCCGGGTATGGACTCGATCTTCTCGATGAGGTCGGCCACCCAGCCGATCGCCGATTCGATCCAGCCAATGAGCGTTTCGATCGCGCCCGACACCAGGTCGATCGCGCCCTTCATCACGTTCCAGGCAGTGGTCGCGACCCCGAGCGCGAACCCGAGCCCGAACTGGAGGGCGGCGGTGATCGGGCCGAGGGCGGCCGACAGCAGGCCCGTGATGGCGCCCGACACGAACCCGACCGCCGTCTTGAACAGATCCCACGCGCCTTTCGCCACGTTGATCGCGGCGGTGAAGGCGCCGGCCAGGAACCCGCCGAGGGGGACCAGCACGCTGTTCCAGAGGAACGACGCGGCGGTCGTTACCCCGGTGATCGCCGCTCCCAGCACGGTCGACAGGACTCCGGCCAGGAACGAGATCACCGGGGTGAGCACGTCGGCCAGGAACCGGCCGAGCGGGACCAGGATGTAGTTCCACAGAGCGTTCGCGGCGATCGACACCGCGGTGACCGCTACGGCCAGGGGCCCGAACGCCACCACCGCGAGGGCGATCAGGGCGGGCTGCAAGAACGTCCAGATGAACTCGCCGAGCGGCACGAGGACGGACTGCCACAGCCACGTCGCCGCGGCCACGATGGCGTCGACCGCGACGAGCAGCGCCCCGCCGATCGCTTCACCGACTGCGATCACCGCTCCGATGAACGTCGACAGCAGGAACTCGCCGAGCGGCACCAGGACGTTGGTCCAGAGGTCGCCGAGCGTGGCCACGAGCGCGTCGAACGCCGGGCCGGCGTTGTCGCTGACGAACGTCACGACGTCGGCCAGCGCCCCCAGCAGCAGAGCGATCCCCTGGAACACCAGGCCGTGGGTGAACGTGTTCAGCCGGACGAACAGGGCGCCCAGCTTGAACAGCGGCACCAGCAGCGGGGTCAGCGCCGCGAGGATCTCGGCGAGCGACACGGCGATCGACGCCAGGGCCTTGCCCAGCTCGGGCAGCTCGGGGCCGATGTCCTGTAGGAGCCCCTCGAACGTCTCCAGCCAGGCGTCGGCCAGATCCTCCAGTGCCGGCCCGATGATCTCCAGGGCGTCGATCAGGCCGCTGGCCAGCAGCGAAATGAACTGGTTCAGGATCGGAATGGCGGGCTCGATCGCCTCGAAGAACCGGACGGCGACGTCGGCGAGCCCCTGCAGGATCGGCACCAGCGACTGCAGCACGGCCGTCAGCGACGCCGACAGCTGAGCGAACAGGGGCTCCATAGCCTGGACGAGGGAGCCGAGCCCCTCGGCCAGCGTGTCGATCACCGGGGTGAGCAGCTCCACCAGGTTGGCCAGGAGCGCCAGGACCGGGGGGAGCACGGTCGATGCCAGGGTGGCGAACAGACCGATGATCGGCTGCAGGGCGCCGCCGATCGCGGAGAACAGGGGGGCCAGCGCCTCCAGGACCGGGCGGAAGTCGCCGGCCACGGTGCCGACCGTCTCGAAGATCGACGCGAACCCGTCGGCCAGGCCCTGCAGCGCGACACCGAACGACGGGCCCACAGCGTCGATCACGTCGACCAGCGTCGAGATCAGGCCGCCCGCGATCGACGACAGCGCCGGGGCGATGGTGCCCAGCGACGACTCGATCGCCGGGATGGCCTCCGACAGCGCCGTCTTGATCGTGGGGACCAGGGGCTCGAACGCCTCGGTGAGGGCGATCTGGATGGTGTCTTTGAACGTCGAGAACACGCCGAGCAGGGTCTGGGCCTGCTTGGCCATCGCCCCGGCCGCGCCCGGGAACTCCTTCATGCCCTGGAGCAGGAGGTCGATTCCCTCGGTGGCGGGGATCGCTCCTGACTCGACCAGCTTCTGCAGCTCGCCGGTCGTGATCCCGAGGCCGTCGGCCATCGCCTGGAACGGGGCGAACCCGGGGAGCGCCTCGGACAGCTGGAGCAGCTCCTGGGTGCTGACCTTGCCGCGCGACGCCATCTGCCCGAGGGCGCGGACCACGCGGTCGATGGCGTCCGGTGGGGCGCCGAGCACGGCGGTCAGGTCGCCGATCGTCTCGACGGTCGGGATCAGCTCCTCGCGAGCGATCCCGGCGGCGTCGGAGACGGCCAGCAGCCGCCGGGTGTTCTCGGCCAGCCCCTGGAACTCGAACGGGGTCCGGGCCGCGAACTGCTGCATCTCGCGGATGAACGCGTCGGCCTCCTCGGCCGATCCCAGCAGCGACTCGAACCCGATGCGGGTCTGCTCGATCGACGCCGAGCCCTTCAGGCCGAACGCGACCGCCGCTGCCCCGGCGATCCCGAACCCGACCGCCGTCGCCGCCGCCCCGGAGGTGAGCAGCGAGAACGCCGCCCCGGACGTCCCGATCCTGGAGATAGCCCGGATGCTGTCGTTCGACGAGTCGCGGAACGACCGCTCGACCGACTCGGCCGCCACCTCGGCCGAGGCCACCACCGGACCGAACGCGTCGACTCCGCCGATGTCGGCCAGATCCTCGTCGGCGCCGCGCCGCGCCTCAGAGAACGCGTTCTCGATCGCCTCACCGGTGGCCTCGGCCTGTCCCCTCACCGAGGCGAACAGCTCGGGGCCGCCGATGTCCCGCAGGACGGCGTCGACCTCGCGCTGGGTCTCCTGGAACTCCCGCTCTACCTGGTTGAGCGACCGGTCGACGTCGCCCAGGATCTCGCGGAACGCCTCCCGGAACACGTCCTCGATCTGCTCGCCGACGCGCTCGGCGACCTCTTCGATCGCCTCCAGGCGGGCGTCGATGCCGTCCAGGCCGCGCTCGGCGGCGTCGACATCGGCGTCGATCTCGACGTGGGCCTCGGAGAGGGGGCCGGTGACCATGGCCTACAGCGCCGTTCCTGCCAGAGCCCCCGAGCCGATCACCGGGATGACGGGCTCGCGGAGGGCGGCGGGCTCGCCCAGCTGCTGGCCGGCGGCCACGCTGGAACGGAACGCCGCCCGGTCGCCCCGCCACCACGACGGGGCGGGGATGTGGTCGGGCGCGGTGCCGGGCACGTGCTGGCCGTCCTTCCCTCGGGGCGCCCGCTGACCGGGGCCCATCGGCTGGGCGGCCGGCCGGGCCGCTGTCGGGCGGCGCCCGGCCCGCCGGTCTCGTTCGACCTGCTCGGCCAGGCGCTGCTCCTGCAGGGCCGCCAACAGGCTGTAGTCCCCCGTCAACGCCGTGTCGATGGCCAGGCGCGACTCGGCGTCCAGGCCCTCGACCATGTCGGCATAGAAGAGGTTCAGCAGCCGGTCAGCGGGCAGGGTCATGGGGTCTACGCCCCGACCTGCGCATCGGCCGTCGAGCTGCCACCAGTTCCGCCGTCCCCATTCGACGAGGTGGACGACGGCTCGGTAGGGCGGGCGGTGTAGTGCTGCATCAGCGCGTTGAAGACGGAGGTCATCTGGGCCAGGTTGATGGTCCGCTGGTCGTGCTCGCGGCGCTTCGCCGGGGTCAGCCCCTTGGCCGGGGGCCGTAGGTAGAGCTGCCACTTGTCGTAGGAGTCGGGCTCCATCACCGTGCGGATGAACTCGTCCATCCGGGTGAACGCCGAGCCCCCGGCCGTCGCGAGCTTGGCGCCGGCCTCGGGGTCGTCCTGGTCGATGTCCTGGAGGCTGTCGACCCCGTCGGGGAGTACCTCCGCGATCTCCTCGCGGACCGTGGCCATGTCGAGGATCACCCCGCCCGGCAGCTCGGGGACGCAGTGGTAGTTGACCCCGTTGAGCCGGAACGACACCTTCTCCTGGCGCCGGAGCCCCGAGAAGTCCTGTAGCTGAACCATCGTTTCCTCCCGTTCAGCTCCGCCCGGCGGGCAGAGCGTTGGTCAGGAATCTACGAGGTGGGATGCGACGGCCACGAGCGTGAGCTATCCGCCATGACCTGGGCGCGTAGACCGACCCGGACCCCTCGTGCACCGCGAGGCTGTAGCGGACGTTCGAGCCGACCTCGATCACGAGCCCGTTCGCCGCGGGCATCGGAGCGGTCCGGTCCTGCGCCGCCCGCAGCCGTCCCCGGTCGACCGGGCACAGCACCTTGGCATGGTTCAGGACCCGTTCGGCCCGGCGGGTCAGGTCCCGGCCGACCGGCCCGGTGGGGGCGCGGAGCAGCTGTCGCCGGGCGGCCATGTTGCGCTTGACCATCAGCACTCCCCGCAGTTCGGGATCCCGACCAGGACGTGCAGCTCAGACCCGGCGCAGCCGCCATCGTTGCCGACCCCCAGCTGCTCCTGCACGATCATCGACGGGTGAAGGCGGCGGGTGTCGCCGTCGTCGAGCTGACAGCACTTCACGGCGCGCAACACCGCTTCCCGGTCCGCCCAGTCGACCTCGGCGGCGGCGGTCATGGCGGCCGGCGGCGGCGGGTGGCCGTCGTCCTCCTGGGTAGGGACGCAGCGCAGCACGGTCACGACGTACTCGACGACCGTCCAGGGGGCCCCGCACGTGTCGGTGGTGAGGAGCTGGACCAGCTCGGGCGACGCCGACGGGTAGCTGGTGCGGATGTGGACGGTCAGCTGCCCGTCGGGGCACATGCAGTAGTCCCAGGCCAGGTCGGCGCCCGGGATCATGTAGCTGAACCCGGGGGCCCCGGCCTCGGTCTCCGCCAGCGCGGCCGAGGCGCACTCCAGGAGGCGGTTCCCGATGTCGAGCAGCGCTCCAGGCGCCGGGGTCGGGCCGGCCATCAGGATCCGCCGCCCTGCAGCAGGTGTCGGCCCTGCTGCTCCCACGTGTCCGGGTTGATGAACACCGGCCGCTCAATCAGCCGGCCCGGGTTCCACGTGTCGAGGAACCGGTCGACCAGCGCCAGCCCAGTGGACTGGCCCTCGCGGCGCTCCTTGATCGTGGGGAACTTCTGCTCGGTGCCCTGCCGCGACGTCGACACCGTGTAGGCCGGCAGCGCGCACCGGCCGGTCTCGCACCACTTCGCGTACTCGGCCGACAGCTGCGCCACCGCCCACGCCCCCGAGGCCGGCGGCGGCGTGCCGATCACCGCCTGGATCGACCAGGCGCCCTCACCCGACACCGGGACCGTCCAGTCCTGGCACAGCGGCCACTGCTCGCCGTCCGTGCGCGTCAGGATCGCCCGCCCGTCGGCCGCCCACAGCACGTACGCGTCCGCCGGGACGACCACCCCATCGACGATCACCTCGACGATCGACGTCGTCGCCGCGGGCAGCAGCAGCTCGTCGGCGTCGTTGCACCCGCACCCGCCCCGGCACCGGCCGCACACCGCGTCCCACCACAGCGCCGACGAGCGCAGCGCCGGCCAGCCCTGCCCATCCCACCACGACCTCGGCCGCCACCCGTCCGGGGTGCACGACCGGTGGCACGGCCGCAGCGGGACGGTGCACGACCCGAACTGGCGGCCCGACAGGGCCCACAGGTCTTCGCTCGCGGCCAGCAGCGACTCGGCGGTGCCGGTCGGCGCCGGGCACGAGGTCGGCAGCGGCCAGGGTTCACACAGCGGGATCATCTCGTCTCCAGAGCGGCCGGCCACCGCCAGCGTGATCGCTGGCAGCGTGAACGCCACAGCGGCGATCAGGGTCTCAGTTTGCGCCTCCAGGTGCAGGTCGACCGCAGGCAGCACGTAGGTCAGCTCGGCGGCGACCGGTGCGTCAGCCACGCCGGCCAGCTCCAGCTCGACCGCGGGGAGCGTCCACGCGCCCTCCGCCGCAGCGGACGACGACGCCTCGGCGGCCAGCTCGACGGCCGGCAGCACGAGATCCACGACCCCGTCAGCGGCCGCCGACGCGGCCACGGCCAGCTCGACCGGCGGCAGCTCGTAGGCCACCGCCCCGGTCGACGACGCCGACGCCTCCACAGCGACCGCCACAGCTGGCAGGACAGCCTCCAGAGCGCCCGAGGCGGTCGCTGTGCCCTCCAGGGCCAGCGACACCGCTGGGAGCACCAGAGCGGCCTCACCGTCCGCCTGGGCCGTCCCCTCGACCACCAGCTCGACCGCGGGCAGCACGTAGGCCAGCTCGCCGGTCTCCGGCGCCGCAGCCGCCGGGCCCCGCAGCCCAGCGGTCACCACCGTGCCCGTGGTCGTCGCCACCCACGCCGCCGGGTTGTAGCTGTCCGCGTTGATCGGCCCGGCGCACACCGCCGCCGACCCGAAGATGCCCGCGTTCGTGGACAGCTGATTGTTCGGGAGCGGGTACGTGATCGAGCCCAGCGACCCGTCGCGGGTCAGGGACACGATCGCCAACCACTCCTCGACCCCCCACGGCGGGTCCAGCAGCGGGGCGTCCCCCGTGTTCACCGCCGTCGCGAACACCGGGGGCTGCGCCGGGTCGAACGTCCCGGCAGCGAACCGGAACGCCTGCGCCCACACCGCCTGCGTCGCCGTCGTGGTCAGCTGCACCGACGCGCCCGTGGCCCCGTCGCGCCAGCCCCACGACTGAATCATGGAGTTGCCGTTGGTGTTCGTGATGTCGAGGGGCTCGGTCCACGGGGCCGGCCACGTGATCCCCTGGGGCCGGTTCCGGCCGAACGCCGCCACGACGATCGTCCGGTCACCAGCGACCGACGCCCCGTCGAGGTTGAGCGTCGGATTCGCCGTGAGCGCACCGAGCAGAGTCGGGGTCACCGATACCGGCGTCGGCGCGCTCACGGCGGCCCTCCCGTCAGCCCGCGGGCATCGTCAGCGTGCCGGAAGTGATCTCGACGTCCAGGCCGACCGACACCGCGGTCGTCGACAGCGTGAACTGGCCCCCGCCCCCGGTCACCGTCACCGCCCCATCGATCACCGTCGCGCCGGTCGAATCCTTCATGCGCGCCCACCCGGCCACGCCATCGTCGACCCCGACCGCCGCCGGGACCGGCGTCACGTCCAGCGTCTTGACCCCGGAGACCGCCGCCGACCACGCCGGATCCGACAGCGTGAACGTCAGCAGCAGGTCGCCGGTCTCGGCCGCGTTCGCGTTCGCCGGCTGGGCGCCCGTGAACACGTCGATCGTGCCGGGCCCAGCCCCACCGTCCGCCCGATCGCCGACCGCGTCCGCGGCCGCGTTCTGAGCGGCGGTGGGGATGCGGGTCGCCACCGGATCAGGCGGCGGGGAGCGTCACCGCTCCACAGCCGGTCTCGGACGGCAGGGTCAGGCGGGTGATGTTGAACCCGCGGTGGCCGTTCGCCGGCACCTGGGTGATGAACTTCACCGCGCCCGGGCCCTGGCCCCACAGCTGGTTCGCCTTCTCCGACCTCGCCGTGATCCGCCACTCGATCACGTCGTTCGTGATCGTGAAGTCGTTCAGCCGGCCCGACGCCAGGTGCGGCCACGCCCAGTAGGCGGTTCGGGGCTCGTCCTCGGTGCACGTGTCCGAGTCGGCCTGCCAGATTTCCAGGCCCCAGCGGGCGTCTACCGAGCCCTCCTCGACCCAGAACCCGGTACCGGTCGCCGGGTCCCCCGTCGTCACCAGCGTCTGTCCGGTGGTGATCACCACCAGGTCGGGGTCGATCGCGCAGAACCGGATGTTCAGCTCGTCGCGGAGGAACTCGTCGTTCCCTCGGCGGTTCACGCAGAACCGGCCGTCGGCCCGGCGAAGCTGGTACTCGACGCCGTCCTCGTACTGGGGCGACACCTGCGCCTCGACGAACCCGGCGGAGACGATCAGCGACCCCGTGCCGGTCACCGGGGCGCCGCACTCGTCGAGGCGGATCACCCGGAACAGGGAGCCCTGGATGGGGGAAATGCAGTCAGCGGGCACGGTGGTCCTCCAGCGCCTGGTCGACGGCCGCGACGATGTCGTCGCGGCCCATGTTGTCGGTCACGGCCACCGGCACACCGGCGGCGGTCAACTTCTCGGCGTGCGCCACCCAGGCCTCGCGGGACGAACCCTGACCGGCCCGGGGAGGCGCCTCGCCCACCAGCGCCCCGACCGCGTCGGCGCCGGTGCCCTCGGCCGGAACGGGAGCACCGGCCGACGAACTCTCCAGCGGGTCCCGCACGAGCTTCGACAGCTCGCCCCGCTGCTCGTCGTCGAGCCCGTCCAGGGACTCGACCTCGACCTCGTTCCCGCCCAGCGGCCGCCACGGGATGGCGGCCTCGCCGAGCACCCCGACACCGACCAGGAGCCGAGGCTGACCACGGAACCGGAGGCGGATCACGACGCGCTCCCACCGGCACCGGTGGTCACGCCGCCGTGGGACACCTCGACCGCGGTCAGCGAGCACTGGTCGAACCACACCAGGTAGGGCCGGCCCACCTGGTAGACGGCCGTGTTCTGGGCCCGGTCCATGTAGGAGCCCGGCTGGATCCCGAAGTCCTGGATGGGGCCCCGGTACACCGACACCGGCGGCGTCGCGTACCACCACAGCGCCTGGCGGTTCGCCAGGGTCGCGCCGTCCGGGCCGACACCGGCGCCGAGCGTCGAGTACGCCGCCACCACGTTCCCGTTGAGGGTCCGCAGCTGCTGGCCCCTGGCGGTCACCAGGCTGTTGGCGGCCAGGTGCGGCACCGAGTCCCTCGGGACGTGGATGACGCCCTCACCGCCGTACGTGTCGGCCAGGCGGATCTCCAGGAGCCCGAGCGCCTCGACGGGGTCGAGGACCCCGCTGATCTCGTCGGCGGCCTCCTGGAGGATCAGCTCGTGCGAGCCCTGGGGGTCCGCGAGCACCTGGGTGTCGGCGGCGAGGTGCGGGTACACCGTCCCGGCCGGCACCTGGGAGGTCTCCCCGGTCCAGAACACGCGCTCGACGGCCCGGGCCTCGCCGTTCGTCAGAGCGGCGGTGGCGCGGTTCTCCAGGCGGGCGAGGTCGTTGCCCCACCCGACCGGCGAGCACGACAGCTCGGCGTACACCCAGAACGCGTGCGCGGCCCACGTGGTGACGCCCTCGTGGGACGCCTCCCCGGTGACCGGCCCCGTGCTGCACGGGTCGAGCAGCCCGGAGAACGCCGGCCCGCACGGGAGCCCCTCCCGCTGGGCGCCCATCTCCCACCGCTCCACCACATCGACGGGTGGAGCGGCGGAGAACAGGCCGTAGGGGGCGGAGACGAACGTCGGGCCCGTCTCGACCAGGGCGAAGAGATCAGGCACCGACGTCCCTCCTCTCGGTCACGTCGACCCCGGCTTACGCCGAGGCCGCGGCCTGCGTGGTCTGGGCGCCGGTGACGCCGTCCGGGAACATGTTGGCGAAGTTGATCCGGTAGGCCCGGTTGCCACGGGCACCGATGAACGACGCCTCTTCCGACCACGCCGCGGTGAAATCGTTCTGAGCGTTCAGCACGCTGTCGCGCACCACGCCCAGGTTCAGCGACATGCCACCGCCGCGGAAGAAGTGCCCCGGGGGGTACATCCGCACGTAGAACGACGACGGCCACGCCGTCGGGGCCGTGTCGGCGCCCATCGTCCCGGCGGGGGCGGCCCAGCCGGTGGCGTGCTGCCAGTCCTCGACGAACACGGCCCGGATGTTGCGGGCGTCGAGCTGGGACATCAGCCACGCGTCGGCGACGGACAGGTCGTCCCAGCCGTTGCGCTTCGACAGGTCCGAGCGGATCAGGCCCCGGACGAACACCGGCACGTCGACCTGCATCACCGCGTTCTCGGGCATCCCGAGGCGGAGCCGCTCGTGGGTGGCGACCAGCTCCAGCGCGCCGAGGAAGTGCGTGGTGGCCGACGAGGCGTCGCCCATGGTCGGGGTCACGTTCACGATCGACGCGTGGGCGTCCATCAGCGTGTTGTGCCGGCGGTTGAGCACCCGGTCGTGGGCGACCTCGACCAGCGACAGGTAGTGGCGGATCACCTCCGGGTAGGCGTCCTGGGTCAGGTTGCCGGCCAGAACGCAGATCCCGAGGAGCCACAGCCGCTCCTCGGTGAAGTCCGGGCACGGGGGCCGCAGGCACGCCTTGACCGGCGTGTCGCCGGTGGCGGCCACGAGGTCGTCGGCCTCGGTCCACAGCCACGGCATCGTCGCGTTCGTCGCGGTGCCCGACGCGGCCACACCGGAGAGGGCGAAGAACTGGGCGAGGTCGAGCGACTCGGGCCAGCGGAGCCCGCCCCGGTTGATGCCCACGGTCGGGATGTCGACCCGGCCCGTGGCGGGCCCGGTGAGGTCGAAGAACGAGTAGTCGATCTCCGACGGGGCGCACCAGCCACCGGCGGCGACGAGGGCGGCCATGCCCTCGAACGTGCGGGCCGGGTTGACCAGCTCGGCGAACGCCCGGTCGATGTCGGCCAGCGACGAGCCCTCCCCGAGGACGTGGTCGTAGTGGCGGGACACGGTGGCCACCGGCGCCGGGGAACCCTGGCCGCTGGTCACGGCCATGGTCTTGGCCCGCTGGGTGTAGGCGGTCACGAGGTCGTCGAGCGTGACCAGGCGCTGGCCGCCGACGACCGGCACGTTCCCGGCGGCCGTGACGACCATCTCCGGGCGCGGGCGGGCCGGGACGCCGGGCGCCGGGGCGTTGTTGGCGATGTCCCGGGCGCTCATGGCCGGGTTCATGGTGGGCCGCTTGGCGACGGCGGCGACGGTCAGTGGCCGGCGGGCCGAGGCGGCGGCGGCCTCGGCGGGCGCGTCGGCCGGGGTCTCGGCGGGCTGCTCGGGGGCCGGGTCGCCCTCGGCGGGCTGCTCCTCGACGGGCGGCGGGTCGTCGCCCTCGGCCGGGGGCTCGTCGCCCTCGGCGGTGGCGGGGGTGCCGGCGGCGTCGCGGATGGCGGCCACGTGGCCGGCCTGCTCCTCGGCGCGGCGGGTCACCTCGGCCTCGACGGCCTTCTGGGCGCCGGCCAGCTCACCAGCCCGGGCGGCGTCCTCGGCGGTCACGCTGGACGGGTCGGCCTCGGCCTTCGCGACGAGGGCGTCCAGCTCGGCCCGCACGCTGTCGAGCAGCTGGGTCAGGTCGTCGGGCTCGACGGCCCCCAGATCCTCGGGAACGGTCAGGGTGGGCTCGGTGGGCTCGGGCATCGTCTGGTCCTCTCTTGGACGCATGGTGCGTGTCAGGAGTCGACCAGGTCGAGCATTGCGGCCCCACCGGCGGGAGACCAGGTCCCCGGCGCCGAGCAGCGGCGTACGCCGGAGAGTATGCGCCGCCCACCCCAGACGCGCAACCGCCCCCGACCGGGCCAGGGTCGGGGGCGGTTGATGCGCCGGGCGTTGCAGCGCCCGAGAGGGGGATCAGTCCCAGTCGCCGGTCAGCACGTCCACGTTGGCGGTGGCGGCCGACCGGTGGGCGGCGGAGTGCGGGTAGGGGCGGGAGGTCCAGCCGGTGGTGGTGTCCAGGATCACCCACTGGCCGCCGTCGGCCTCTTCCGTGATGAACCGGGCCGGGACCGGCACGAACCACTCTTCGCCGGTGTCCACGTCCTTGATCCGAACGATGTGGTCGGCCTCGGCGGCGACGGCCCGCTGGGCGGCGTAGGCGATGGCGTCGGCCGGGTTGCCCCAGGCGCCGTCGCCGCGGGTGACGTTGGTGAAGTAGGGGCGCTCGCAGGCGTCGAAGCGGATCCGGCCGGCCTCGGCGTTGACCAGGCGGCGGGCGGTGGGTGCGGTGTCGGTGAGGACCATGCGGACACCGTACCGCGGTAACACTCGGTCGTCAAGCGCGGTAACGGATCACGGCTTCCGGGGCCCGTGAGGCGGCACGGACCCCGTCCAGCGACCGCCGGTGGTGCGCCCGACCTTGCGCCGGGGCGGCGTCACGCCGAAGAACCGGGCGCCCCGGTGGCAGACCGGACAGATCGGCTGCCCCGTCCCCGTGCCCCAGGGCTGACCGGCCCCGGGGCACTGCGGCGATGGCGTCAGCCCCATGGGAGGCCTCGCTTGGCGGCGCACACCGGGCCGTAGCCGACGGCGGTGGACTCGGGGGTGTCGAGCGGCCGCGTGCAGAACACGCAGGTGTGGAACAGCTGGCCGAACCGGGCGGCGTCCTCGGCCGTGGCCAGGGTCTCCGTCGAGCAGCGACGCAGGGCGCCACCGGCGTACACCCACTCGTCGCCGTCCCAGCGGACGGCGTAGAAGCGGCCGGTGCCCTGGGCCTTGTGGACCCGGTAGAAGTCGCCGTCGAGCACGTGGACGTCGCCCTTCTCGGGCTCGTAGGCGGGGGCGGCCGGCCGGCGGGGCATGCCGTCGTTGGTCGGGTTGTCGTCGACCACCGGCGCCGTGCGGCGGGGGAGGGCCAGGAGCCGGTCGATCACGACCGAGGCGCCGGCCCGGGGATCGTCGAGCGTGGCGAGGGCGGCCAGGATCTCGTCGGCGTCCATCGGCCGGGCGGTCTGGCGGTCGGCCAGCAGCGTGCGGATGAACGTGGCTTGCTTCTCGGTGACCGGGCGGCCGGCGGGCGCCGGGGTAGCGGTGACGTCGGGGGTGTCGACGACCGGGCGGGCGGCCGGCGGGTTGTTGCCGATGGCGGGGCACTCGGACACCAGGTGCTCGACCGCCCACGAGGCGCCGCCGCCACCGGCGTGGTTCTTCACCGCGACGCCCTGGCCGGCCTCGACGCGGCCGCCGCAGCGGGCGCAGTTCCCGGGGTAGCGGTTCGTCATCGCCGGGCGGGGCTCAGCCCGGCGGCCGGTCGACTCGCGGCGCTCGGGGGCGTCGATGCTGTCGCCCCGGTGGGTCTCGACCCGCTGGTGGGCCCGGCCTCGCATGGCCGCTTCGACGGCGTCGCACGGGTGCGTGAACACCTCGTCGAGCGTGGGGAACGAGGCGTGGCAGGCGCCGCACTCGTAGGTCTCGGTGGTGGTGGTGCCGGTGAGCATGACCACACGTTACCACGGTCACGGTTACCGGTGCAACGGTATGGGCGCCGGTATGAAATCCGCGAGGATCACCGCCCCCGGCCCCCTACACCCCGGGGTAGAACGCGCAACGGCCCCCGATGGGCACGGAGCCACCGGGGGCCGAAGAGCACCGGATCACGCAGCACCCGGAAGCTACACGATGCGGAGCTTCCCCGGGTGGGTCTGCTGGTAGCTGAACGCGCACCCGTGGTCAGCGAAGTAGGCGACCTGGCCGTCGAGCACGATCCGGTACTTCGCCCCCTCGGGGACCTCCTCGACGCCGTCGCCCTCGACGACAGCCAGGGGCTCGCACGGCGGCGTTCCCCGGTGCGCTGTCCCGGTCATGCCCTGGGCGGCGTCGCCCGAGGTGCGCAGCGCCCGGCCCGCCCTCGCCGCCCGTCCACCGCAGCCGCAGCCCATCAGAGCACCCGCTTCCGGGCGTCGAGCACGCGGGCGGCCGGCGTGCGGCCCACGGCCGCGGCGAGCGACGCGATCGACCGGGCCCGACGTCGGGCCTCGGCAGCGGCAGCGGTGGCCACGTGCACCACCGGCACCGACGAGGCGACCATGGCGTCGCCGTCGTAGGTCGTCGAGGCGTGCGCCATCGCGAACCCAGGCACCGGCACCAGCAGCGCGGCGACCAGCTCCTGCCAGCCGGCCCGGTCCGGGTGCGACTGCCAGTCCCCCGAGCAGGTGCACGCCAGGGCGCGGGCCACGGTCTCCGGGCGCGTGCCGGGCAGCACCGCGCCGGCCATCCACACGCCGCCGAGCCGGTCGGACTCGCCCACGGCGATCATGCCGAACACCGAGCACGAGTTGTCGTAGTGCTCGACCGCCTGGTGGTGGTCGGTGCGGTGCATCGACGCGTGGCCGCAGCCCATCGTGATCGGGCCGGCCGGGACGTGGCCCTCGCGGGTGACGGCCCACTTGCCCATGAACCGGGCGTAGTCGACGTTCCGGCGCGGGGCGGTGCGGTGCTGGCCGGCCTTGGCGTAGGCCCGGTGGTTCGTCCCGAACGGGGCCAGAAGCCCGTAGATGCGGCCCTCGTCGGTGATCGCCAGGGCGGAGGTCAGCTCGACGTCGAGGGGCTCCTGGAACCAGGCGGCCGGCGGGAGGTCGGTGACGGCCACGGTCGAGGCGGCGGCCACCAGCGCCGCGGCCGGTGTGACATCCGAGGTAAAGGTTTCACGCCCGTGGTCACACCCGCCGCAGGTGCCCCCGCAGCCGCAGCCCGGGGCGAGGGGGGTGAGCAGCTCGGGTCCCAGGTCGCCCACCAGGAGCCGTCGGGCGACCGCCGGGTCGAGGAAGCCCCCGACGGGAGCCATCGGCACCGGCGTTGGGGGCGGCAGCAGGGCGACGGCGGCGGCCTCGGCGGTGATGCGCCCGGCGTCGACCGCGGAGGCGACCATCGCCACGTCCTCCTCGGTCAGCTCGGGCTGCTGGCCCCCGAACATCGCGACCAGCTCCGCCGTGGGCTCCAGCGTGGCGTCGGCCTGCGCCGGGGTCGACACCGCGGTCAGCTCGGCCACGTTGACGCCGTCCAAGATCACCTTCTCGGGCTCGATCAGGGTCTCCTCGATCGGCGCGTTCGGGTCGGGCTCGACCGGGTCGACCGCCATCGGGTCGGCGGCCTCGCCCGGGGCCGGCCACACGAGCGTCACCTTGGGGGCGGTCTCGTCGCCCCCGATCGACACCCACCGGTCGAACCCGGCCACCGCCCGGCGGGCGTGCTCCGCCGCGTCCGGGTTCTCCAGGTCCAGGCGCACGAACCCGTAGTCGGCGCCGTCGGTCTGCACGATCCGGGTCACGAGCCCGACCGGCACCACCTTGGGCGTCCCCCCGTGGGCGCTGGAGTGCTGCTGGACGTGGTACGCGAACGGCGGGTCCCGGTAGGTCATGTTCGTGAACACCCGGCCCGAGTCGCGGAGGCCGGTCGCTTCGCCCTGGCGGTGCATCACCGCCCGCAGGTGCTCGCCGGGCTGCGCCGGGGGCCCGTCGGCGTCGGCCGAGGTCGGGTCCGCCGGGTGACCCGTCGGACCCGGGGGCGGCGGGTCGTCGTCGATCGCGGCGTTCAGCGTGAGGTTGAGCGTGATCGGAGCGCCCCCGGCGGCGGCCGCACCGCGGGCCAGGGCCTCCCCGATCGCGGCCGTCAGCTCGGCGCGGTCCATGTCGTTGTCCTCCTCCGGCGGCGAGCCGCCCATGGTGAAGTCGTAGGCCGTCGAGCCTCGGGTGAGGCGGAGACGGTCGAACGTGATCGGGCCTTCACTGGCGCCGGCCACGGCCATGAGGCTGCCAGCAGGCGGGTTGTAGGCGAGCGCCACGTGAGCGACCCACGGCCGGTGGTTCGTGGGCGGTTCCCAGCCGGGCGCGGCCGCTTGGCCCACGATGCCGATCTGAGTCGCGGCCATGTGCGCCACGAGCAGTTCGCGGGAGTCGTTGTCGGGGTCGTCGCCCACGTTCAGGACCAGGCAGGGCTCGGGCCCGGTCACGTTCCACACCGCGGCACCGAACACCTTCGCCGTGATCGGACCCAGCTGGCCGGCGACCACCTCAGCCTCCTCCAGCATGGCGTCGAACGCCTCGTCCGGGATCTCGTCGCCGTCACCCAGGTAGCCCAGGGTCAGGTGGAGAGCCTCAACGGGCTCGCCGTCGAGGAGCACCAGGCGGTCGGCGTCCTCGGCGGCAGGGACTAACCCCACCATGGCGCCGGTGTGGGGCTCCCCCGTGGTCGAGTCGACCTGAGGCGGGCCCATGACGGCGGCGGCAGCCAGCACGCCGCCGCCCAGCCAGACCGTCCGGCCGGCGAAGAACCGGCCCGGCACGTAGCCGGCGGCCGCCAGGGACTCCTCGACCTCGTCTACGATCCCGCCCTGCTGACGGCCGGCCACCAGCAGCGGGGCCGCCTGGTCGGTGAACAGCACGGTGCACCGGCAGTTCATCACCTCGGCCGCCGGGCCGCCGGGGTCGCCCGGCACCATCAGCGACGCGCCGCCGACCACGAACGGCTGGCCGCGCTCGACGACCTGGCCGTCGGCGTGGCGGTGCGTCGGCCGGGTCCGGCCGTCCATCGTGGCGAGCCACTGGCGGTACGGCGGCGCCGCGTCGCCCATCAGATCGACTCGGGCCTGGGCGCCCATGTTCGACGCGGCGATCACCTCGGTGCGGGCCAGCGCCTCCGCCCGGGCGACCGACAGCTCCGTCACCCCGGTGATCCGGCGGCGCAGATCGTCGATGCCCTCGCCGGCCTCGAACCCGGCCACCAGCTCCGCCCGCGCCGACGTCCACACCTCGTCGCTCAACGGATAGAACCTGTTCTCGACCCCGGCCAGGTAGTCCCGGGCCCGGGCGTCCATCAGCTCCTCGGGCACGTCCAGCACAGCGATCCCGAGCCCCAGCACCTGCTCGACCGCGGCGTCGCCGCCCGCCCGGTACACGGTGGCGAACCAGGGGAGCACCTCGTCGTGGACCGCGGCCTGCCACTGCACGCCGATCGACCCGAGGTCGTCGAGGCTGGCCCGCGCCTCGGCCTCGTCAGCGGCGGCGGTCACCGACGCCACCGTGGCGAAGCGGGCCGCCACACCGACCAGGATCGGCGCCAGAGCGTCCAGGATCACGTCGGTGGCCTCGGCCTCCAGCTCCTCGACCCGGCGGCGGTGAGCGGTCCTCCAGTCGGTCACGACGCCCTCCGGGCCGCAGCCAGGACCGCCTCGGCCGGTGACGGCGGCGCCGACAGGTAGGCCTCCAGCAGATCCCAGTCGTGGACCGTCTGGGTGCGGATCAGCTCCCGGACGTACCGGTCGAGCGCCGCCGTCAGGGTGGCGGCGTCGAGCCCGAACCGGTGGGCGTAGTCCGGGACCCGGTCCCACGCCCCCTCCAGCAGGTCTCCCTTCTCGGGGGCCCACATCGCCGCGACGTTGCAGGCGGTGTGCATGAGCTGCGGGGGCTGGTCGAGGCGGGGGTCGAGGGTGCGGCGGTTCTTGGTGACGTTGCGGAGCCGGTTGCCGGCGCGCTCCAGGGCCCGGGACACGAACAGGTCGGCCATCGTGACCAGACCGACGTCGGCGGCGACCGGCACCGCGGCGGGACGCACCGGGGACGGGGCCGGGTCCTCGCTCGGGGCCGGGTCGTCGGGCTCCGACTCGGGGGTGGCGCCCACCTCGGGCTCGGGCTCCTCCGGCTCCTCCGGGCCGGCGCCGGGCGGCGTGCCGGCGGCCGGGAGCGGCACCTGGTCCTCCTTGAACACGCCCAGCTCGATCAGCGCCGCACGCTGGAGCGTGGCGTCACCGCCGGGCTCGGCCACCTTGAGCAGCAGCCGGCGGCGCACCTCGCCGTTGTCCGGGGGCTGGACGTCCGACAAGCCGGTCTCGGCCCGCAGCGCCTCGCCGCCCGCCTCGTACCGGTCGTAGGCGGCGGTGACGTCGTCCGACTTGTCCGGTTTCGTGGTGAACGCGTCGAGGGTGTACCAGGCGATCAGGTGGTCGCCGGTGGCGCCGTCGCGGAGATCCTCCGCCTGGAGGGCCTGGGCCAGCATCCCCGGGTCCCCGAACGGCAGGTCGAGCATGTCGCCCCGCTGCTGCGCCACCGTCGCCAGACCGGGCAGCAGGTAGCCGCGGGTGATCCCGTCGCACACCAGGTCGAGGTTCGGGCGGACGTGGATCTTCACGCCCTCCTCGGCCGTCATGGCCTTGCCCCAGTGGTTCTCCTGTTCGCCGGTGAGCGCCGGGGCGGGCATGTCCATGGCGGTGGCCAGGCGGCCCAGCAGCTCCTCGCGCAGCTTGATGGAGTGCTCGTCGAACGGCGTCGAGAACTTGATGTGCTGCAGGTACTTGAGGAACTCGCCCTTGCCCTTGAACACGAACGGCACGTACGCCGCCGCCGACGACCGGTCGTGGATCGGCTTGGTGACGTTGGCCATGAACTCGGCCAGGAACGCGGTGAACCCGTCGGTGCCGGGCGGGGCGTCCGGCGGGACCGGAAAGTCGATCTCTTGGGGGATGGCGAACACACCGGCGCCGGCCAGCCTCGACACGGCCGTCGCCTGGATCGCCTGCGTGAGGGTGAACAGCTCCGACAGGATCCCGAGCGCGCCCCGCACTGGGGAGTCCGGGCGCCAGTGGTGCCGGGGGTCGGGCCGGTGGACCTTGACTACGATCCCGTCCTCCAGCGGCATGAACTCGTTCGCGCCGTCGCCGGTCTGGACCTCGTAGACCGGGCGGCCGTCACGGTCCGATGTCCGGGACCCCAGCCGGATCTCGCCGGCCGAGCGCACCTGCCACGTGAACCCGCCGCCGTTGCGCGGGTTGAACCCGCACATGTACCCGACGCCGGGGGTGAGGAGGTACGTGCCCCACGAGCGCAGGAGCGCCGCCTGGCCGCCCACGCCCCCGGCTAGCTCGGCCATCAGTTCTTGGGCCGGGTGGTTGTCGGGGAGGATCTCGGGCTCGGCGCCGGGGGAGCGGCGGCGGGCGGCGACCAGGCGGGCCTGGCCCATGGAGTTGCCCAGCCACGTCTCGGCGTGGCGTAGCTCGCCGGTGTTGTCCCGCATGAACCAGGCGTCGGGGTGCCAGGCCTCGGGGGCGGGGGCGTCGGCGCGGGTGGGTGCGAGGATCTTCGCGGCGGCGGTCATGGTGCTGGCAGGGTTGAGGGCGGTGCCGGCGCGGCGGGCCCGGCGGGAGGGCTTGCGGAGCAGGTCCCGGGGCACCCGCTCAGACCTCCTCGTCGGCGTCGGGCTCCAGGATCACGAGCCACGCCGCCACGTACGCCACAGCGGGCCACACGAGCCCGGGGACCGGTAGCCCGACCACCTGGTCGACCACCACCGTGAACCCGAGGGCGACCCAGGCGCCGACGCACCAGGGACAGAGCGTGAGGTACTCCCAGGCGTCCCCTCGGGCGGCGACCCACGATCGGGCCCGGACCATGAGCGGGAGACCGTCGGCCACCAGCAGCCGCGTCACCCGAGCCACCGCGAGGGTGAGCAGCACCAGCGTCAGGACGTCCACGGCGGCGAGCGTACAGCGCGACCCCGTCACGGTGGGTGTACGCGGATCGGCCCCCGCCTGGATGGGAGGACAGGGGCCGTGGTCCGGGTTGGTGCTGTCGACCCTAGCTCAGAAGGGGAACACCTTGTCCCGCATCCAGTACGCCACCAGCGGCGGGAACTGGGCGATCAGCTTCTCCGGGTCCGGCACCATCACGCCCGGGCCCTCGTAGGTCGTCAGCCGGGGCACCTCGACGCCCTCGCCCAGGGTCTCGTCGACGACCTCGACCCGCCACGCCGACCAGCACGTCGGCTCGCCGATCGTGCGGGCGTGCTGCCACACCACGACCTCGACGCCCTCGTGGACCAGGTAGTAGCCCTCCGACCCGTTCCCGAACCGGACCCACCGGACCTCCAGCGGCTGGGGGCGGGCGTGGCCGTCGGCGCACTCCCGGGCCCCGTCGAGGCTGTGCCGGAAGCGCCAGCCGACCAGCTCGATCGGTTCGCCGCAGCCGTCACAGCGCATCGTGTGGATGTCGACCTCGGCCACGTCAGCCCCCGGCCAGCGCCGAGCGGCCGGTGGCCACCAGGCGGGCCAGCTCGACGGCCTGGGGTGCCGTCAGGACGACGCGGACCATCGCTGCGCCCGAGGTCGACACCGAGGGGGTGATCCGGTGGACCTCGATCCCGGCCTGGGACAGGGCGGCGTCGACCTCGTCGGCGCCCTCGGTGGCCGCCCGGTCGGCGATGTACCAGCGCTCGTAGTCGTCCTGGCGGCCCTCGAACGAGGTCAGCTCCGACGCCAGGTAGACCTCGCCGGTCAACGACCGCTGCTCGGGGTGGAACGCCCCGGGGACCTCGACCATCGCGCCGGACGGGATGGGCTCGGAGGTCCCGTAGTCCAGCTCGGTGACGAGCACCTGGCGGACCGCTCGGGTCTCGCCCGGGCGGGTCCGGCGGACGATCTCGTCGACCCGGAGGCGGCGGGGCCGGATCTCCAGGGCCTGGTGGAACAGGGTGACCTCGTCACCGGTGTGTACGTCGTTGATCAGCATGTCAGTGCTCCTCGGGGAGGTGGGCGGTGAGGTAGTCGACCTCGGCGGCGTCGCGCACGAGGTCGGCCAGGTGGAGGTTCGCCATGCCGTCGGTGACGTCGGCGACGATGTCGGAGGCGGCGGACGAGTAGCCGCCCGCCGCTCGGGTGACGGAGACGGGCCGGGGGGAGGCGTGACGCTCGACCTCCAGGGCGATGGCCCGGAGACGGGCGGCGACCCGGACGGCGGAGCGCTGGTAGCGGGCCGTCACGGTCGCGAGGGCCTCGGGGCTGGTGGGGTTGGGCATCGGGGGCTCCTTGCTCGGGTGAGGGGGGGCGGTCGACGGGGGTCGGACCCGGGCGGCCAGGCCCGACCCCCTGGCGGGTCACGCCGCCGCGTGGCGGAGACGACGGGCCCGCTGGACCCAGGCGGTCGCCACCGGGGTGGCGTTCTGAGCGGCCCGGAGGCGACCGGCGGCCTGGAGGCGCCGGACCCGGGCGCACGCCTCGTCGGCGTAGCGCTCGGCCTCGGAGAGGGTGACCACCAGGGCATGGCGGCCCTCGGTGATCGTCAGGGTGGGGTTCTGGGCGGTGCCGGTGAGCGTCTCCATGCCCACACCGTACCGCGGTAACACCCGTAGGTCAAGCGCGGTAACGCTCACCGATCTGGGTCGGCGAGGTACTGGACGACCGCGCGGCCCAGCTGCGTGCACTCGTCCAGCGACAACGACGCCGAGTCCGGGTGATGACGGATCACCGAGGCGACGTCGCCGGCCGACGGGAGCGGGTCGGGCCGCTCGACGACCAGGGGCAGGACGTGGGCGGCGAGGTCGTCGGCCTCGCCGACGGTGAGGTGGACGGGCCCGCGGCGCAGCATCACGGCGACGTCGTGGGGGGTCCAGGCCGCCGCGCCCGGGCGGGTCGGGCCGCCCGGGCGCTGGTAGACGGAGGGCACTAGTCCCAGCCCTCCGTCGGGGAGGCGCCGTAGTTGATGGCGGCCAGCCACTCCCGGACCGACGAGCCGGGGAGGTGATCCACGGGCTCGTCGACCTCGGCCAGGAGCCAGGTGGCGGCCTCGTGCGGGGTCATGGTCTCGGCCACGAAGTCGATGTCGTCCTCGTCGAAGTCCGAGAGGATCGCGCCGTAACCCAGCTCCTGGGAGAGGGCCATCTCCAGCTCGGTCAGGAACTCGGCCGGGGCCGGGGGCGGGGTGGTGGTGTCGGTGATCTCCATGCCCCAGACGTTACCACGGTTACGGGTCAGGGCGCAACCGTGGTAACGCAGGGCTCCGACAGGTCAGCTGTCCCGGCCGCTGTCGTCCTGGAGGTCACCCGAGGTCGTCGGGTACCCGGCGTTCCGGGCCGCGTTCTCCATCGACTCCCGGGTCGTCTCGTCGACCTGATCCTGGTCGCTCGACGTCGACCGGGTGCTGCGGGTCTGGTCCTGCTTGGTGCTCTCGTCGCGCTTGGCCATGGTCAAGAGGTTCCCGCTGTCGGGGCCGTCAATCCCGGTCCGGCAGTGTTGGCAGCCCGTGAGGGCCAGTGCGGTACTCCCCGCACCGGGCCGAGTCGGGCCCCGACAGCGCGATCTGCACAGCCCAGTCAGTCTCCGCCCGGCGGGCCAGCCGCACCCGACAGGGCAGGTTGCCCAGCGGCCAGGGCCGCAGCGGCCGCCAGGCTGAGCGGAACGACAGTCGGGCGGAGCGTGCCGGCGGTGCCGGCGTCCCAGGCGACCAGGCCCAGCTCAGTGCGGAGACGCTGGAGCTGGTAGTGGGTCGTGCCCCACGAGGAGGCGTGACCGCGCCGGGCGGCGACCGCCCGGACCGTGGCCCGGCCCTCGTCGAGGTACACCCCGAGCAGGGCCAGCATCGTGGCCGTGCGGGCTGGGGACACGTAGTCCGGGTGACGGGCCAGCGCCGGGTGGTCAGCCACCATGGAGGGCCGCCCATCCCGCCTGGCGGTCCAGGACCCCGAACTTCTCGGCGCGGTGGCGCTTCCCTCGGCCGCCGTCGTCGTGGTCCGCGGCGAACGCCAGGGCGCCGTGGGCGGAGATCGTGCCCAAGTGCGACCAGCCCTCCGGGTGCGGGCCCGGGTCGCCGGCCTCGATCTCGACGCCGGGCTGGTCGCCGGGGCCCTGGCGGACCAGGATCACGAGGAACGGGCCCCACCACTGGTAGCCGGCTGTCACCGTCCACTCGTGGTCGGGATCGTGGGCGGCCAGGTGCTCCTGGGCAGCGACCACGATGACCTCGGACGCGGCGGCGGTGCTCACACTCGCCACCGGTGCCGGGGCTCGACCGGCACGGGGACGATGACCGGCGGCGGGCACGGCGGGTTCACGTTGACGTTGATCACCGGGCCCGGCCGGGCCGGCCAGTAGCCCAGGGCCTTGCACAGCCGGTCAACCAGCTGACGGCCGTCGGCCCGGTCCACGGTGAGGGCCAGGGCCGTGACGTCACCGGCGGCGGACTCGGCCAGGACAGTCAGCCCGTCGAGGGACACGTCGATGTCGGCCTCAGCCATGGCGCGGATGGGGCGGGACGTCGTCGCCGAGCAGCTCCGCCCGGATGCGCCTGGCGTCACGAGCCAGGAGGTCGGACAGGTAGGCCCGGACGTTGTCGTCGAAGCCGAGGGCCTCGGCCACAGCGTCCTCGCCGATCGCCTCGGCCAGCTGGGTGAACAGCTCCCGGGCCTGCCCGAACGACATGTCGACGATCACCTCGGCCGGGCCCGGCAGCGCCTCGCCGTTGACGTCAGCGGCGCCGACCTGGAGCGTCAAGGTCAGGTCAGCCACCGGGCTCCTCCTCTGGCTCGTCGACCACTCGGATCCCGAGGACCACGGCTCATGGCGCTGGCCGGTCGTTGAGGGCGGCCTGGATGCGGCGGATCGACTCTGACGGATCCCGGTCGGCGGCCAGGTCGTCGAGCAGCGAACGAGACGCCGCCCGCAGCTGACGGTGCCGTTCGGCGTTGCGCAGGCCGACGGCGTAGGCGGCCAGCACCCCAGTGGTCGCAGCGCTGCAAACGAGCTGGAGGATCTCGATCACTCCGGCCACCCCCTCCGGGCGGCACGAGCGGCCCTGTACTGCGCCACACGGGCCTCCACAGCGTCCCGGGCCTTACCCAGCGCCGCCAGGCCCACAGCCGTCCCCAGGACGACACCAGCGACCAACACGGGGACGTCCGGGGCCGTGTCACGGAACCGCGGCGCCGGGATCGACCGAGGGGCGTCGTAGTCGCCGTAGCTGCGCAGCGCGCCGGTGTCGACCGGGGTCAGGCGGCGGTGGGCCCGGCGGGCGACCTCCGTTGCGCGGCGGGCCAGGGCCTCGTCGAGCGCCTCGTCCCGGGCGGCCCGCACCCGGTCGGCGGCCGTGACGAACCGGCCGGAAGCGTCCCGGGTCTCGTCGAGGCTGACGTGGCGGATGGTCCAGCCCGCCTCGGCGGCGGTGTGGAAGTGCCGGATGCACACGCTGTAGCGCAGCACCGCCGACCCGTCGCCCACCTGCTGCTGGGCCTCGTGGCCCGAGCCGGGCTGGTGGCACGAGACGTAGTCGCGGCCGGGGAGCCCGGACGGGACGCCGCCGTTCACAGGCCAGGCGCAGTCCGGGGCCACGTCGGGGGCGTCCTCGGGGAACCGGGGATCACAGTCGCAGTCGCGGCGGCCGCCGGCCGGGCCGCCGTTGGCGTAGCCCGCGGCCACCGCCTCGGCCAGGTGCTCGTCGCACACCGCCACCCGGCGGCCGTCGACCACGGTCCAGGCGGTGGCGTCCGCCACGCAGAACGGCGCCTCGCGGCGCCAGTGGCACACTCCGATGAACTCAGGCACCGGTCGTGCCCTCGGTCAGGAGCCGCCACACCGCCGTGGCGACGAACACGTCCATCGTCGTCGAGGAGTCGCCCGTGCGCTGGGCCGGGGGCGACATGGCGTAGACGACGGTCTCGACCACCTCGGCGAACGACACCGGCCGGGTCTGGACGTCGTCCATCGTCGAGTAGTCGCCCGGCACGATCAGATCCACGCTGTCGCCGGGCACGGGCAGGCGGCGGCGCATCTGCACCCACCGGGACTCGTCACCCGACACCGCCGGGCCGTTCTTCCACGACTGGGTCGCGGTGTAGCGGAACTCGTAGGTGGAGGGGAGATCCTCCAGCCGGGCCAGCCACGTGGGCTGGCCTTCGACCTCGGGGCCCGGGAACAGCGGGCCGTCCGGCAGCAGGGCCCGGTCGACCAGCTTTGCCGGGAACATCGGCGCCCCGTCGAGGTGCCGGAGCGTCTCGACGTCGTGCACCGCGGCGTTCGCCATCAGGCCGCAGTCGTAGACCCGGGCGGGCTCGGTCACCACGACCCCGCACGCCTCGCCGCGCGACGAGCCCGGAACGAACCCGTGGATCCGGTCGAACGGGATCGCGTGGGCCAGGTGGAGGCGGGGCCGGCCGCAGGCCCACCGGACAGCCGGGTTCTCGCTGTCCTCGTGACCTGGGGGTAGGACCGTGTAGCAGGTGTCCGCGCTTGCGCCGGGGGTGAACGGGTGGGTCATGTCGGGGGCTCCTTGTCGTCGTGGTCCCCCGATGTTACCACGGTCACGGTGTCGTGGTGGGGTTCGTCGCCGGCCAGCCGGCGGCACGTCGACACAGCGCACCGGTCGGTCGCCCCGTCGTGGATGAACCCGTGCGGGCCCACCGGGTGCCGGGCGTGGGTCGGGTGGTCGGGCGGGTACAGGCAGCAGGGGACGCCCTCGGTGTCGGCCGTCCACGCGTGGGTGTGGACCGGGTGGGCGAACGGGGCCATGCCGTCACACACCCGGCAGCGGTCAACGATCAGGGCGTCGGCGACGAACTCGTGGGGGGCGACGTGGCAGCGGCACCGGCAGTGCTCGCACGCCCCGACCCGCGGTACCTGGACGCCGGGGACCGCGCCAGCGACTCGGCGGCGGCACGACGGTTCGTCGTGCGGGTCGTCGTCCTCGTCGACCATGGTGCGGCCGGCGGCGACCTGCTCCCGGACGGCCCGGTCGGCGGGCTGACCGCGGAGCGGGGCCAGGTCGGCCTCGGTGTACAGCCGGGGCGCCATGGTGGCCTCCAGCTCGCGGTGGGCCTCGGCCGTGTGCCAGTGGATGACCACCGCCCGGGCCTGCTCGAACAGGTGGCGGACCACGTCGGCGCCGGTGAACGGCCGCGAGCCGGGGGTGGTCAGGTCCATGGCGGCGAGGCGTTCCTGGAGGCGGTCGACCAGGTCCAGGTCGGCCTCGACCGCGGGCCACCGGTGGCGGGGGATGCGGCCGAGGGCGGCGTGGCGGGCGGTCTCGGACGGCCAGCGCGACGGGCGGGGCTCGGGATCGGACCATTGGGCGGAGACGACCTGGGGGCCGTCCTTGGGTGGCCAATCGAGGTGGAGGACCATGTCGGCGGCGTAGCGCGGGTTCATCCGCGCTGGGTCGACGTCGGGTACGTCCAGGGCGATGATCAGGCGGGGCATCAGACGGCACCGCCGAGACGGGCCTGGCGCCGACGCAGCGCGGCGACCGGCGGCGCCACGGCCAGCTCGACCTCGGGGGCGTCGCACGGCGGCCGGACGCAGGGCTTCATGCCGGTCTCGGGCTCGGGGAGGTGGTCGCCCCACTCGGCGCCCACGAACTCGGGGGCGGTCGGCCAGTCCCGGGAGCGGCGGTCGCCGTCGAGGTCGAGCACCTCGTCCGCGACCTCGTGGGGGTCGGCCAGGGTGGGGTCGACGATGTCGGGGATCTCGACCACGATCGTGAGGCGGGCCACGGTCAGTCCTCCTCCGGGGTGGGGGCGTCGACCAGAGCCAGGCGCTCGGGCTCGGTCTCCTCGACCAGGATCGTTCCGAGGTGGCGGGCGACGGCCCGGTCGAGGTGGAGCGTCTGGTAGGCGGCCAGGTTGGGTCCCTCGGTCTCGGACTGGACGAGCATGGCGACGGAGACCATGCCGGTGGCGCCGTCGGGGCCGATCTCGGTGGAGTGCCCGACGGCGATCCCGTTGGGCACGATGTCGATGTGGCGGAGCCTGAGGTGTTCGGCGGCGACGTGGGCCAGGCAGTCGTCGACCGCGTCGAACGTGGCGCCGCAGCTCGGGCAGGTGTCGGTGATCAGCTGGGCCACGGTCAGGGCTCCTCGCGGTGGGGGTGGATCTCGACGGTGAGGCGGGTCCCGAACGGGGGTGGCGCCATGGCGTCGAGGGGGTGCCACCACTTGACCCGGTCGCCGTTGTCGACGATGGTCGGCGGGTCGACGGGGGCGCCGTCGAGCACGCGGTGGCGCTTGACGGCGACGGCCTCGACCAGGGCCCGGTCGACGTTCGAGCTGGACGCGCCGACGGAGACGACCTGGAGGTCGAGGGTGTGGAACGGGGCCGAGCGGGTCTCGGGGTCGTGGCGGGGAGCACGGTCGACGACGGCGGCGGAGATCCGGTCCCAGGAGCCGGCCACGAGCTGGGCAATGCGGGCGCCGTCGCGGGGGGAGGCCAGGGCGTGGAACACGCCGGGGAGCGCGTCGGCGATGGCGCGGTGGGGGGCGGACAGCATGTCGTCGTGGACGTCGACCGCGAGGTAGAGGCGGCGGGCCATCAGGGCTGGCCTCCCAGGGCCTTGATCAGCTCGCGGCGCTCGATCTCGGTCAGGGTGGCGTCGACCTCGGTGTCGCCGACGGTGACGATCAGGGACAGGACGTTGTGGCGGGCGGGGGCCGGGTTGGGTTCGACCTCGGTCGCGTCTCCGCCGTCGTGGATGTGGATGGTCGCGTGGCGCATCAGAGGGGGGCTCCGTAGCGGTCGGCGACCCAGGTCGCGACGCGGCGGCGGGTGTCGTCGTCGGGGAGGCCGGCCATGGCCTCGGCGATGTTGGCGAGGGTGGTCAGCTCGACGTCGTCGGGGCTGGTGGTGGCCTGGCGGGGGACGGCGGTCGTGGTGGCGGACCACTCGGGGACGGCGGGGGTCTCTCCGGCGTCGGTGATGTCGAACCCGCCGAGGGCCTCGGCGATGGGCTTGTGCTTGTCGCAGACGGGGACGGGGTCGGCGGAGGGGTCGAAGTGGGCGTCGTAGCTGGGGTCGGTGAGGCCGCAGAGCTTGGTGCCGGGGTCGAACATGATGTCGACCTGGTCGGAGTTGACGGGCCAGGCGCATTGCCTGGTGGGGGTGGGTGTGGGGGCCATGGGGTCTCCTTGCGTTACTGGGGTGACGGGTTCAGCGTACCACGGTCACGTTACCGGGGTCACGGATTGGGGGTTATCGGTCGCAGCCTTCACAGCCGCCGGGGACGAGGCGGACCGGGTCGTAGGGCCACGGTTCCAGACCGGCCCGGTCGCGGATCGCGGCCATGGCGTCGAACACGGGGCGGAACGTGTAGCCGCCCACGATGCGGCCGGTCGAGCCCGAGCGGCGGACCCGGGGGGCGTCGTAGTAGGCGTGGACGAAGCCGTGCCAGGCGGCGTCCAGCTGGGAGCGGACCTCGCGTCGGCGGCGGTGGTGCTCGGCCAGGCGGGACGGCCGCCAGACGTCGTCCAGGTCACCCACGGAAGATCCTTCGCAGGCTGCAGCCGTCGAGAGCCTGGAGGTACAGGCCCCGGCAGACCACGGCGAACGCCCAGACGGCGGCCAGCCAGAGCAGAGCCCCCGTCCGGTTGTCGGGGACGGGCTCGCCCAGCAGCACGAACCCGAGCGCGAGCTGGGCCAGCCCGAGCAGACCAGCAGGCACGAGCCGGGACACGAGGTCACCGACCAGGAACCACGAGACGTGGACGGCCGCCATGAACGCGAAGAGGAACAGCCAGGTCATCGGCCGGGCCACCAGCGGCGGCGGGGCCGGGGGAGCGGGACGTTGTGCAGCGCCTCCCACTCGACGGCGACCTCGTCGAGGATGCGGCGGACCTCGGCCTCGACTCGGGCCTGGCGGTCGGACCGGAGACGGATCCGGCGCGTCAGCCCCGACGCGGTCGAGGAGACCACCTTGTAGGGGTCGCCGTCCCACATCACCGGGTCGCCCGCCTGGATCAGCGGCCCCAGGTCCCAGGGGCCCAGCGTCGGGTAGGTGCGGCGCATGATGTCGGCGCCGGCCGTCCCGATCACCGCGCCGGGCCGGTACATGCGCTCGGTGTCGTCGGTCACCGGTCGAGGGCCCTGCGCAGCTCGTCGAACGTGGGGCCGTCCGCCGGTGGGTCGACGACGATGCACGGGGCCCGGTCGGCGTAGGCCTCCATCTCGGCGGGCAGCGGGACACCGGCCCACTCGTCGGGCCAGCAGGCCCGGTGCAGCGCGGCCAGCTCGACGAGACCGAGCGTCCAGGTCTTCCCGTCCTCGATCTCCAGCACCTCGGCGGCCAGCGGCGGGAGCTGGGCCGGGATCGTGGTGGTGGGCGCCGTGACCGGGATCATCTCGGGCTCGGGGGTGGAGGGCACGGGGTCGCTGTTGTCGGTGATCGTCGCCCACGTGATGAGACCGATGATGAGGGCGAGCAGGCCGCCGGTGACGATGTCGCTGTCGCGGCGGCGGGTCATGCGTGGACCCCCTCGTTCTCCAGGTGGAGGATCCCGGCGGCGGTCAGCTCGACGGTCCCGCCCTTGCGGCCGGCGGGGCCCTGGCACCGGTGGATGAGGCCGAGGCGGGCGAAGCGCCGGAACTCGCGGGTCACGGTGCGGCCGTCGTCGTGGAAGAACAGGTGCACGCCGTTCTTGGGGTACCAGGACACCAGCTCGTTGGCGGCGTCGGTGAGGAGCTTGAGCGTGTCGGGGTGGCCGAGCGGGGGGAGCGGCGGGACGGGCTGGTCGCCCATCACTTGACGTCCATCACGAGGCG